ATCTGGAGGCGCGGCGCGGAGTCGAACCGCGCTAACCGGATTTGCAAGGCCAATTTGCTCTATGGTGACAAACACTTGCGAACCGGCTACCAATTTGGCTACTTTTCGCTCTGCCTTTCCCGCGCGTCCTCAATGTCAAGGATCGCATTGAGCTGCCCCGCAAGCTCCGCATACCCCGCCCTGCACTGCGCTATTGCACCCGGCTTATTTCAGATACAGCGCCGGCAGCACAAACCCCGCAGCGAATAGATCGGCGTGGTAGTCGCTGGCGCTGCACGCCGGGTCTTTTGATGCGCATTCCGCCATGGCCTGCAGCGCAGTCTGGCAGCGCACGGTTTCATTCGGGAACACTTCGCGCAGGCACTGGCTCTCGATGTAGCGGAAGGCCTGAAACACGGCCGGATTGATGGCCTGGTTGCGCGCACGCTCTGGGGCACCGAAAAACACCCACCAGGCCACCCAGGCGCCAAGCACCCAGGAAAGCGGGACGATCCAGTGGCGGCGCCTTGCGTACCAGGCTTTCATGCGCGCGATGGTAGCACCGCTCTCAATTGAGCTTCATGTTCAGCTCATGCTGCAGCTTGCGCTTTTTGTCCTGCTCGATGGCGGTCAAGCGCTGGAACTCTTCTTGACCAATGCGGCCGGTCTGCAGCTGGCGCTTGTACTGGCTGATGTTCTTGTCGATCTCCATCTTCTCGGCGCCGAACTTGCCCATGAGGTTCCTGCGCATCACGTCGGGCGGATAGCTGCCCAGCTTCACGCCGAATGATGAGGCCACCGCCTGAGCGGTTGACATTTCCCGGCCAAAGGCGTCGGTACGCCCGGTCAGCGAACCAACGACCCCCGTGGTTGCATAGGTCCCAGGCACGCCAAGCACATTCGGCGCGGCGGCTTTGTACATGTGATCCAGGAATTTCTCGGCCTTTTGCCGCGCGGTGTCGGTCCCTAGCGTGATTGGCTTTCCGGTGAAGGCGCTCTTGTTCAGTGCAACCTCGGCCATCACCGCCAGCGGGCCGCCAGGCTGCAGGCCGGGCAGAATTGGGATGGCCGACTGGCCCTGCCCAATGTCAAATACGTCGCCTACAGGAATGAACCGGCGAATGTCCAGATACACAGGGCTGTTGTGACCGTCGTTCCATGGCATGCGGATCAATTTCGGAACCATCCCCCAGACGTTGCCGGCTTTCTCTTCCGGCAACAGCTTGCGCTCATCTTCGTCGCCGCCGCCCGCGCCAGCAAGCATCACCCCCAGAGCATTGAGCCCACCGGCCAGCGCCATCAGCTTGAGCAGCTTGTGGGGCTTGCGCGCAACGGTTTCAAGCAGCATTGGCACGGCGCGGTATGTGAAGGACAGGAACGGCCAGGCCGACTTGCGCATGGCATTGATCCACGGCGCATTGATGTTGTAGTCGAGGAATGATGCTTTCGCGCGCTTGCCAGCGTCCAGATCCGTCGCGCCCTGCTCTTTCGCGGCCAGCCAGGCGCCAAGGCGGAACACGTCGTCTTCGGCCTGGTAGGCATCGAGCAGCGCACCGCCTGCAACTTTCACCGCTTTGCCAGGAAGGCTGACAGCCGCTGCATCAAACGCCGCCGGGAAGCGCAGATGCAGCGCGTGCTGAAGCGCAGCAAAAACGCCGGTCTGGGTTTCCGCATTTCCGCCATTGGTGGCCGCCATCTCGCGTTCCAACGACGCCAGCAGCGGCTCGATCTGGTCGCGCGAGATCTCATTCGTCACCCAGGATCCCGAATCGCCACCGCTGTCGGAATAGCGGTTGAGGATCTCGCGCGCCGCGTCTCGGTCCGCAATGCCGCCACGCTTATCGCTGGCCGCTAGCATGATGCGCAGCGCTTTGGAGACATGGGCGGCGTGCACCTCGTGCCAGTCGGCCATCACGAAGTTCGACATGACGTTGTTCATGTGCACCGCAGGGCTCAGCGCGGTTTTGCTGGTCTTCCACAGATTCAGCACCTTGTTGTACGTGTCGCCGAACGGCTGGAACCCACCGCCGGCCATTTGGCGCAGATCGTTCCACACCGGGCCCTCAACGTAGCGCCCGGCCAGCTTGCCGTACTTGAGCACATTGGTGCCGGCGATCTTGCTGTCGGGCACGCGCACCCATTCGCCAGGCGCGAAGGTGTCGCGGTACTTCTCCGAGGCGTCCACCACTTCGCCGGGGATGGCTTCGCCCTCCTTCTTTGCATGGTTGATGGCCAGCCAGTCCAGATAGCGCCCGACTTCCACGTCGTGGATCATGGCGTGCAGGGTTTTTGCGATGGCGAAACGCGCCTCGTCAATCTCCCCCATTTGCTCGCGCTCGTCCTTGGTGAAGTCGCGCCACAGCACCGCATTGGGGCCCTTCACATCGCGCACTTCCCAGGTTCCTGCCTGCGTCCAGTCGGCGTATTTGGCAGGCAGGCGCTCGCTGGCGGGCCAGTAGGCCAGCTCCAGCACGCGGCCCGGTTGCCTGCCGGTCATGCCGGGAAGTGGCGTCGTGCCGGTGCCGGATGGAGCGCGGCGCTCCAGGCGAAGCAGCTGCTCTCCCTTGAGTGCGGCATCAGCCTTTCCCTTGGCAAGCTTGCGCTGCCACCAGTCGGGAGCCGCGCTTTTGATGGCGGACATGGCGGCCGTCTCGCTCAGGCCGCGCCCCTTGTACTGCTCGCCCAGCACAGCGATGGTGCGCGCGCGCTTGGCCTTTTGCCCCTTGGTCTGCTCCAGCGTGTGCTTGGCGTAGCTGCGGCGCAGATAGGCAAATCGGTTGCGCTTGAAGGCCTCCGGGTCGAGTTGGCCCAGGCGCACGGCGTCCTTGGAAAGGCGGTCGATCATCTCCTGCACTTCTTGCAGCACGGCCACCGATTCCTCGGGCAGCCCTTGCATCATGGAGACGTAGGCCTGCGGGTCTGCCCCGTCCATGTTCATCCACTCGTAGGCCACGCGGCTCTCGGCGCGGGTCAGCGTGGCGAGCTTCTCGATCAGTGAGCCGGCCTTGCGCAGCTGCACGCGCTGGCGCCCCTGCAGCATGGTGCGCTGGTCCTTCACCGCCTCGGGCAGGCCGTAGTCGGACATCACGCCCGCCTTGACCTTCTCGGGCACGACGGCATCCAGTAGGCTCGCCGCTTTGTCGTAGATCGCGCCAGTGAGGCGCTCCACGCCAGTGCCGCGGGTCAGGCCTTGGGCAATAGCGTCGAGCGGCCGCACACCGCCGGTGCGGTCTTGGATGATGGCCTCGGCGCGCGTGGCAGCATCCTGCGCAGGCGCGGCGCGCGACAGGCGGATGTCTGGATTGGTGGGGTCGAAGGTGCCGCGGTTGCCGGTGGCGCTCTTGATCTGCTCGGGGCGAAACACGATCCAGGTGTCGCCGCCTTCCATCCCGCGAATCACATAGGCGTCATGGCCCGCGCGCCGCGCTTCGGCCGGCGTCAGCTTGCCATTGCGCTCAAGACCGACCTGCCAGTCGTCATCCTGAATCTCATAGGGGTGGGTCGCGGTCAGATACGCCGGAATAACGTTGCCACCATCGTCCCCGGTGTTGGCGTAGTCGCTGGCAAATCGAGGATTCGTGGTGAAGTATTGGCCCTGCTGATCTTCCGGCACAAGCGAATCGCGGAAAGTGGAGAAGTCGTAGGTCGTCCCGTGGTACACCACCAGCGGCTTGCCAACGGCATCCACCACCTTGCTGTCGCCAAACCAGCGCTTGAACGCCGCGCTTTCCGTCTGATCGCCAGCCATCCCCCGCGAAAGCATCGCCTCCCCGGGCCGCTGAATTCCAAGCCGCTTCGCCACCAGCTCGTACACCTTGGGATTGCGAGCAGCCAGATCCTCGGCGTCGCGGTAGCCGCGCTCCCTGGCCTCGGTCTGCAGGCGTTTTTCCTGGCGCGCCTGGTCGTCGGCCAGCGCGGCAGATAGGCGCGTGCCGGCCGCTTTGGCGCCGTCGCTTGCCCCCGCCTTGCCGGCCATGTATGCGCGCGCGCCGCGCACCAGGTCAGCGACGAACAGGTCGGCGCGCTGCTGCTCGCTCAACGTGCCGTCGAGCCAGGTGCTCAGCTTGGCGGCCATGGCGGTGAAACCGTGCTCGGCCAGCCAGTCGCGCGCCAGCGCCGTGACCTTGCGCCAGCCCTTGAGCTGCGCAAGCTGGGCGCTTGGAATGTCCACAATGACCTCCTCCACAGCCTCGGCGTTGGTCAGCTTGCCGCGCTTTTGCAGCGCCGTGGCTGCCTTGCGCACGGCGCCGTTGTTGGCGTAAATCAGGCTCATGGCCTGGGTTTTCGCGTCGCCCAGGATGGCGTGCAGCCCGAAGTGCGCAGCTTCGTGTTCGGCCAATACGTGCTCGGCGCGCAGCGCGTCGGGCAGGCCGCTGGCGAACAGGTAGAACTCGCCCTCGTGCATGGCGCCGTCCACGTCGTTCCATGCACCCTGCTCTTCGATGTAGTCGCGCAGTCCCTCGGGCGCCAGCGTCGGATCGGCGAGCACATGCACCTTGGGCATGCGTGGGTTCTTGGCGGCGATGCGGTCGGCCAGGGCCTGCAATTCGGCCACGGGCATGCCGGCGGGTTCGCCATCGCCGCGGCTGAGTGGGCCTAGCTCCGTCTTGGCTAGAATCTGTCCGCGCCTCTGTTCTCCGGGCAAGCCAGTCAATCGCGGCTGGAACGATCCGGAGGCAGGGGCGCCCTTGTTTTCGTCGCCATTTGGCGGTTCACTGCGGCTCAGGCGGATGTCTGGGTTGGCGGTGTCGAAGGTGCCTCGGTTGCCGGTGGCGCTCTTGAGCTGGTGCTTGTTGCGCAATGCCAGCGAAATTCCGGCTTCGTCTTCAACATAGACGGAATCTGCTGATGGGTTGTCTCGCAGGGCCTTGGCGACGTCCAAAAAGTGGACGGGCGTGTCGGGGCTGTTCAAGGGGCTTTCGGCCCTGGCGAACAGCTCCATGGTTTTGCCGCTGCTGAGCGCGGCCACGCGCGCCCCCGTCTGGCTGAACGCGACGAAGATTGGTTTGTCGTCGCGGAAGGTGGAGAAGTCTGATTTCGTTTCGTGGTACACCACCGCCGGCTCGCCGGTGTCAGGGTCCACCACCTTGGAGACACTTTCAGCGGCTACCTCGGGGTCTTCGGCCTGCACGGCTTCCCAGTCGCCAAACCAACTCCTGAATGCCGGCGTGCGCACCTGTACCCACTGCTCATAGGTGAGCTTCGTTTCGCCTGACGCCTCGGCCTTCTCGTAGACGTCGCGCCCACCCTCATTTTCGATGCCGCCCTCGCTGTTTTGCGGGAAATGCTTGTTCAGCACCCGCTCAGCCGCAGCGCGGGCATTGGCCGTCAGCTGGCGCTGCCACGCGCCTGCGTTCGGCGACCACTTGAACCCGTTGGCTTTCAAGTCGCTCCGGACGGCTTCGCCAGGCTTCTCGTCGAAGAACAGGCGCAGCCTATCGTCTTGGGCGTTTTCCTCGGTGCGCACGCCTTGGCGAGCGGTTGCTACGGGGCCTGCAGCAGCTTCCGCCACGCGCTGCTCGGCCTGCGCCAAGCGCTCACGCAGCCGGCGAATCTCGGCATTGTTGTTGGCCAGCTTGTAATCCGCATAGCCCCGGCGTCCGGCAAAATCGGGCTTCTTGAGCTCGGCGATCAGCGCCGGCGAGTAGCCAAGCGCCACCAGGGGCTCGTCGTCCTTTTTGCGCAGGGCGGCGTTCACGGCTTTCATGCGCTCCTGCGTGGCCTCACGCTCTTCCAGGTTGGCGCGGATGCGCGCCACCTCGGAGTCCGGGCTGTTGTCGATCGGGCCACGGGCCGCCTTTGCCATGCGGGCAATGCCCTTGCGCAGAAATTCGCTGGCCTCCTGGGCGCGCTTGTCGGCAGTTTCCGACTTCTTGCGGTTCGCCTCCGCGGGGAAGCGCGCGGGCCCAGCGATCATTGAGGACATCACCCGTGCACTCGCGCCCAGCGCCTCCAGGTAGCGCGACCGGTAACCCTCGACCACATCGCCCAGAACCTCCACCGCGCGCGCACGCGCCGCGGCGTCATCGCCGAGCGCGGCCTCGGTCCGTTTCCAGGCATCGACCAGGGCCCGCACATAGTTTCGCCGTGCGCTGGCGCCGCGCTGCTCGGGGCTGTGAGAAGTGCCAGAGTAGGCCTGCGTTGCGGCATCGCGTGGAATATCCGATTCCCGCACCGGAACCGGCATGGCAGCAGCGAATTCGCGCAGAGCCTCGTATTGCCCATCATGGATCGCCTGAGTCAGGCCGTCGGCACGCATGAACGAGCCAGGCTCCATCGCGTCCAGCGCTTGCCGGCCCAATTCCGCAACAATGGCGTCGCGCGCCTGCTCGCGCAGCGCGGCCACGTCACCATCAGGCTGGGCCTTGGCGATGTCTGTGGCAATTTGTGTTGCCGTGCGCACTACGCCGGCTGGTTCAGGCTCGCTATTTTTGGCGTCCGCGCGTAAAATCGAAGCCGGAGGTGTCCCGATGAAAGTGCCCGATAAATTCCCGCCCGGCTGCGAATTCGTGGCGTCATTCAGCGGAGACGAGTTCGTTAAATTCCCCGACGGCAAGGTTTTCAGGCTCGACGACAACGGCTCCGATTTGTTGCCCGCCAAGTCGCTCCCCGCCAAGTCGCTCCCCGCCAGATCCGCAGCGCCAATTTCCGAAGCCGTTTTCTTGAGCTGCGCACGCGGCTGCCGCGAATTTTCCGCCACCGGCAAGGTCAACTTGTTCCCGGCCGCAGCAAACGCGGCATCGTAGAACTCGCGCATCGCGTCGCCGATTTCTTTGTACGCGGCCGACGCCTCGGGCTGCACCCGCTGCGCCTCATACAATTTGTGCCCCTGGGCATCCTTTGCCGCCAGCATTTGCGGCACATTGATCTGGATCTCCGCCGCCACTCCGTCAGGCAGCACCACATTCAGTAGCACGTCGGCATAGCCATCGATCCGGGCATCCTCAGAAATGCGGGTCTTGACGCGCGCCACGCTACCAAACACCTTCACGACAGCATCAACCACGGCCTGCACGTCGCCGTAGCTGCTCACCACCACCGTGGCGCGCAGCAAATCGCGCATCCTCTCAGGGCTGAAATCTGCGCCGTCCGGGTCGACGTACTTTTCGACGGCCCGGTCCATATTCTTGACGGACGCGACGATCTGGCCCAGGGCGCCGGACTGCTGCGCCACAGCAGCAACATTCTTGGCGAAGCCCTGAAAAGCGCCCAAGGCTGCATCGAGCAGGGGCTTTAGCTCCGCTTTTGCGCGCGCACGGTCCTTGGGCGACACGACCATGGGCCGCGGCTGCTTGGAGTATTTCTCGATGTAGCCATTTGCTCGCGCGATCAACTCAGCGGGCAGAAAGGTTTTCGCCGACGGAGGCCGGTAGTTGTCACGGTCGCGGTCGTAGGCCTTGCTCTCGATCTTCGATACAGCGGACGTAGCCTCAGTGGCCTTGGCAGGGCTGTTAAACAGATCGCCCTGAACGGCGCTTGCAGCCTCTCCGATATCGCCAAAAAGTCCATGCTGCGCCGGGTTCGCCATACCGTCCAGTGCCTGCAGCGCTGCCTTCTGGTAGAGCTCCGGGCTGATCTTGTTCCAGAAGGTTTTAAAACGCGGGTCGGCCTTGATCTGCTCGCGCACCCACTTGGTCGCCCGCTTCATGTCGGTGCCCACCAGCCGGATGGCAGCGTCGAACAGCTTGGCCAGCGTGGGCATCAGGTCGGGGGTCTTCTCGGGAACCATGGCGGCGCGCGTGTGCTTGCTGGCAATCTGCGCCAGATCACCCAGGGCGTCCTTGAAGTCCTGCACGGCGGCAGCGCGCTGACCCACCGGGGTTTTGTCGCCTTCACTTTGCTGCACGCTAGGGAACTCACGCACGGCATCGAGCAGCTCACGGATCGGCGCATCCAGACGGATCACGGGGACACTCTCGCCAAGCGCCTTCATCGCCATCCACTGGTGGTGGCCGTCCAGCACATGGCCGTCAGACGACACCAGCACAGACCGCTCGCCGATCGACCCGGTCTTCATGAACCGTTCGGTCTTTTCGCGCGAAAACTCCGCTTGCGTCGGTTTGAGGCTGGACGCCGGCACCTCGTCCTTGGTGCTGCTAATACCGCGCGCGTTTAGGAAGTTGACCAGGGCGCCGCGGTGCTCACCTTTGACTTGCGGCATGTCGCTCCGGGGAATACCCAGCGTGCCGGAATCCTCGGGGAAGTGGACCCATTCGCCTACTTCGTCGTTTGCGGCTTCGCGCGCTGGTTTTCCAGGCTGTCGTCCTGCGGCATCGGCTTGGGTAGGCCCATTGCCTTGATCGCGGCCTTCACTGCGCGGCGCATCTTGGGGTTGCCCTCCATCGCGCGCATCAGCTTGTGCACCTTCTCCAGCGACTCCCCGCTGGGGGTCTTGGTCAGCATTGCCATTCTGGGTTTCCTTTGCGGTATTGATCAGGCTGGCGCGCGTGGGCGCTGGCCCATCGTCGCCAAACATGGATGGCTGGGTCGGGTCGCCAGCATGCTCCAGCGCATCGTAATAACGCTGGAAGAACTCGGCAATGCGGCGCGGGCTGCGCGCGTTCTCGCTCAAGAATGTCAGCAGCTCGGCCGCCTCGGGGCTGTACTTGGGCCCGGTCAGATCCGCCTGGCCCAGCTCGTCGGACACTTTCCAGCCCTTCTCCTTAAGCGCTGAGAGGCCTTCGACGGCAGCCAGCAGATCGGGGGCGATGTCGGCCTGGTGCAAGGTGCCAGCGTCCATGCGCTCGCGCGCGGCGGCGATGGTCGGCGCCACACGCACCAGCGCCTTGCTGATGTTGGCCAGGTTGTTGTCCATGCTCTCCGTCATGCGGCGCAGCGATGGAGAATCCCCGTAGGCGCGGGCCAGCACGGCATTCTGGATGCGGCGGTAGCCGGCGGTGGACAGGCGCCCGTCCGACTCGATCAGGTCGCTCTGCTCGGTGACGGGCAGCGTGGCCATGAACTGGCGCACAAAGTCCATGTTGTTGCCAAAATCCCCTTGCTCGTCCGGGTTCAGGCCGTCGAGGGAATTGAGGCGCTTGGCGTCCGACAGCGCCTGCTCGCTCGGGCTCATGCGCTGCACGGTGCTGGCGTTGGCCTGGCGCGCGAACTCGGCGCGGTTCACCGGCGTGGCACGCACGCGCACCAGCACGGGCTTGGCCATGGCGTCGATGGCTTCGGGAGCCAGCCCAAACTGCGCCGCGTTGTCACGCAGGAACTGTTTGTAATTCTCGGCCTTCTGGCCGTTGGCCTGGTAGACGCGCTTGAGCGCAATGGTCCGCGCGTTGCCCGACTCCACCAATCCGTCCGCGCCCACGATAGGCGCGCCGTTGGCAGCATCCGCCGACAGGCCCAGGCGGGCCGGGTCAAGTCGCTGCACGATGCCCGAGACTTGCAATTCGCTGGCCTGGCGGCTGCGATCGCGCGGCTGCAATTCCTTGGGGAAAAGCGGATTGACTGCCAGCCCCTCGTCGTGCGACGTCACCAGATCGCCCGCGTCCATCAGCGCGTACTGCGCCTCCAGGCGTGCGCCGGCTTCGGTGGTGAACGAGGACATGGCGCCGCGCTCGGCCTTGGGCCAGGTCGAGGCGATGCTCTCTCGCTCAGCGGCCAGCTCGGCGGCCTTGGTGGCCAGGTCTTGGCGCTCGCCATCAAAGGCGGGCCCGTAGCCGTTCTCTGGCGCCAGTTCCTGCTGGCGCTCAGTGATGGCCTGCAGCTCGCCGCCCAGCGCATCGGCGCGGTCCAGCGCGGTCAGTTGCACCGGGGTTTTCAGCGCTTCCTCGGCGGCGGCGGTGTCGCCTACCCCAACGGCTTCCAGGCCGGCCGATCCTCTTCCCGCCACGACTCCTGCGGCTGCTCCTGAATTGGTAGCTGCTTGCGCTTGTCCTGAAAGCGCTGGCGCCTGATTTTGCTGGTTTTCTGCTGGCGTTTGGTTTTGGACATTGCTCCCCCTAAAGTTGTCTCGCGCATAGCCCAAGCCATGCCCGCCGGAGCCCATGGCGAAGCCAGCGGCCAGGTTCTGGGCCGCAGAGCCGCCCGGGTCGTATTGCTGCGAAGGGTCTGCCTGCACCGAGGCGCCGTACTGCACGGCATCTTCTGGCACGCCCTGGAATCCCTCTTCCACGGTATCTTGTGCAACGCGCTTGCCGAACTCGCGAATTCCCATACGCTCGACGCCGGCGATGGTCTTGGCCGTCGCGTCGCCGCCAAAGAGTTTGTTGGTCAGCACGGTGCCCAGCGCAGTCCCTGCGCCCGCCAGCAGCGGAACTTGGTCTGCCAACTCATTGGCCAATATCTCGCGCGCCTTGGCCGGGTCTCCTTGGGTTTCTGCCAGCACAGCCTGGAACCGAGGCGACTTGGCCAGCATTTCCAGCGGCATTTCATTGACTTGCTGGTACACGCCCTGGCGTGACTGCAGGGCCGACGACGACGCCTCAGACAGCGCTCCAGCGGTACTCACCCGCCCCAGGCTGGCGCCCGCGCGGTGCACCACAGAACCAACCCCGACGCCAGCTGCCATATCGGGAGCGGATCGGGCCATGGTGTGCGCGAAAGCCAGTGGGTTGTCCTTGATGGCCGCCAGGTTGTCGACAAACCCCTGTGCTTCTGCGGTGTTCTGCTGCTGAGCGATCAGCTCGGGGTTGTTGGCTTTGTCGGACGCCAGGATCTCTGCCTTTGCGCGCTCGGAGTCGCGCTGGAGCATGCGGCCAAAACGGGCCGGGAGGTTGCTCGGGTCCGCTACCTGCGCATCGCGCGACTCCGCAGCAAAGCGAGAGGCCAGCCGGGCATTTTCCTGGACGGCCTCGTTTTCCTTGGCGATGTCTTTGCCGCTGATGGCGTTGGCGGCCCAGGTGATGCCGCGATCTGCTGCAGCCGCTGCGCCAGACACGCCGGCGAGTGCGTTCGCCGCAGGATCCTGAATGAATGTTCCGATGCCGCCAGCAATGCCTGCGACGCCCTGCGCAAGGCCAGAATCTATGGCGTGCAAGTAATCTGCGGCCGTCGCCTGGCTTTTGCGTTTCTTGCGCTCGTTGACGATCGGGTCATCCGCCCACCACGCATCGCCGTCCTGCGCGTCCTCGCCAGAGGCAATAGGATCCTGTTCCCACCATTTTTCGGCCATGCAAACCCCCGGATTCAAGTGCATGGGACATTGCCATGCCTGCCACGGGCGGCCTAGCGCTTCTTGATGCGCACCGTACCGTCTGGCGCCGTGTAGCGTGATCCAGCAGGCAAGTCGTCAAATTCCTTGCGCGTGGAAATCGGCGGCGCGTCGTACACCTTGCCGCTCGCGGAGCGCCCAGGCTCGGCTTTGCCGCCGCTATCTGCGGCAGCAGGCGGGAATAAGTAGGACATGGCCGCTTCGGTGGCAGTCTTCGCGGCATCGGCGTTGCCCATGTTGGCCGCCAGTGCCTTGCCGTAAATATCGGACCGCACGGACTCTGGAGACTTGTCGTTGTTCTGCATCGCCTTGCGCAGGCCTTCGGCTTCATTCTTGGCAAGCCCCGCACGCACCAGCGCACCGGCAAGTTTCACTTGGGCCGGAGCATTTCCGTCCGTCTCGGGCACCGCCTTCATGATGCCCTTGCGTACAGCATTGATCTCGGCTTCGCTGGCGTTCGGGTGTTTCTCCTGGAACAGCGCGGCAGCGGCCTCGGCCTTGTCGGTTGCATCGCGCCGGGTTTGCGCACGGTCAGACATCGCAGCCCCCTGGCTGGCCCCAGCCCGAGAATCCGCATTGCGCGAGAGCTGCAGCTGCTCATTGCCGCGCCGGTTGCCTTCGGCCTGGTAGAACCGGCTGAACACTTCTCCCGCCTTCCCCAGCGCGTCCAGCTCGGCCACGGTGTTGATGGTGCGGATGTCGCCGTTCTGGTCCTTGAATTGGAGCACGCGGGTTTCCACGCCGTCCTTGCCCTTGACCATTTTGTCGCTGACGATGGCGGCCGGGTCCAGCTGCACCTTGCCCGAGGCGTTGAAGGCCTTGGCAATCTCGGCCGCCCCGGCGCCGCTTTGTGCCAGGCGCAGCGCGCGCTCGTAGCCCTCGCTCTGCACCTTGTTGAGCATGTCGGAGAACTCTCCAAAGCTGCGTGTGTCGAGCTTGCCGTATTTGGCGTCGTGGTCCACCAAGGCAGCGCGGTCGGCAAGCGAGTCGCCAATCGAGTATTCCGGCCGGCGCGGGGCAACGGGCGCAGTCCCAAGCTCGTCGGGCGACTTGCCGGCGGCCTTGTCGGCCTCGTATTTATTGAGCGCCGACTGGTACTGCTTGGTGGCTTCGGCATACTGGTTTTGCTGCTGGCCGAACCGGGTGTCTGCGAACAGCGCACGGCGAGACTTCTCGTATTCGTCCTTGTCAGCCTGCTGTGCATCCTGGCGGCCCCAGTCCTTTTGCGTGCGGTCCCAGCGGGCGTCGTCGCGCTCTTCTGTCTTGGCCTCGCGGCGCAGACGCATCGCCCCCATGGGGTCGCTCTTGCCAATCACGCCGGCCATGGCCATGGTGCGCGCGCGGTCCTGCTGGTCTGCATTCATGGGCCCCGCAGTGCGCTTGCCAAGAAAGTCCGTCACCCCTTGCTGGGCAATCTCCCCAGTCATGCTCGGGTCAGACTTCGGCGTCACGGTGTACGCCTTCTTGGAGTCGTCGTATCCGATGTCGTACTGGCCAGACTCCCCTGCGGCACGCAATTGATCGCCTTGCTCGGAGGTGAACCCATCGCTGGTTTCTGCCTCGGCGTCGCCGATCTTGCGCAGCTGGTAGTCCTGCACCACTTGTCCGACGGCTTTGTATCCCTGGTTGAAGCCATCCATGAAGTCAGCAACACCATTGCGCCTGCGTCGTGCCATTACGCCACCTCTTTCATGGTCAGGCCCAAGGCCCCGTAGTTCACCGTGTCAAAGCCAGTGCGCGAGTCCACTGCCACCGCCGACGGCATGTAGGCGCGCACCTCATCGGCCATCACCCCCTCGAAGCGGCGCCGGTCGGGATCGTCGATGTAGCCGAACTCGTACAGGTTCAGGCCAGTGCGCGCGTCGCAGCCCACCAACTCGATGTTTTCTTTCAGGCGCCGGTCCGAGAACGCGGTGATCAGGCTGGCGCCGCCACCCAGGATGGAGCCCAAGCCACCCAGGCCAGAATCCTGGTTCGCCATGGTGTTGGCGTAGTTGGCCTGCGCATTGAGCACGCCCGTGGTCCCCTGCATGGCGATCTGGCGGCCCTGCATGGTGGTGTTGTTCGACTGGCCCATGGCGCCGATCAGCGCCTGGCCTGCGCCTGACTGGTTTTGCACCGCTGAATTGCCCGCATTCATGGCCACGCCGTAGGCGCCCTGCGATGCGCCGGGCATGCCGCGCGCCATGCCGGTGACGTCGAGCTGGCGCGCCCAGTCCATCGAGTCATCCTGAATGCGCAGATTGCGCCCGGCCATCGACGCCGATTCGCCACGGTTCATGGCGTCGGCCGTGGCGGCCTGGCCGGTGCGGAAAGTGTCCTGCGTCATGCCGATGCCCTGGCCCACCAGGTTGCGGTAGTTGGCAATCGAATCGTTGCGCGTGCCGTTGGCGGCCGCTGCCAGCTGCGACGCCTGGGCCGAGCTGACGGAGCCCAGCGTGGACGGCATGGAGACGCCGTAGCGCTGCGCCTGGCGCGCGGCCGTATTCAGCGCCGCGGTCTGGCCGGTGCGCGTGTCGGCCACCGCGCGGCCCACGTCGTTTTCAATATCGCCCTGGTAGCGGTTGTAGATGCCCGCATTGCCGCCGGTATAGAGCGCCGTGTCGGCGATCTGCTTGGCCTCAAAATTCTGGTTGCGCCCATACAGTTCGTTGGCGTTGGCGCGCATTTCGTCGGTGATGCCGTCGCGCTCAGACTGGTCCATCAGCGCCTTCAGGAGCGACTGCTGGGTCAGCGAGAGACCAGACGTGCCACTGGTGCCCGCAGTTCCGCCCGTGGTTCCGGTCCCTGTGCCGTTGGATCCGCCGACTCCCGCCCCGCCAGAACTTGCGCCCCCGCTGCCGCTGTTCTGTAGGGTGCCGTAGTAATACTTGCGGTATGCGGTGTCCGGGTCCAGCCCCTGCACATCAGAAACCGCCAAGAACTTGTCGGGGTTGGCCTGGTAGTAGGCCCGCGCCTCTGGGTCCTGCACATCGTTGATGCTGCGCTTGGTCTGGTAGTCGCCGTACATCTCCCCGGTGGGGACATTCGGGTTCGAGCCCTTGCGGGTGACGGTTCCGTCCGCGTTCACGGTGAATCCCGATGCCGCCGGGTCCGTGCGGGTCTGAGCGCCGCCACCGGGTGAATTCGTGCCGACTTGGTAGTTGGCATCCCACTGCGATTTAAGGCCCGGCGCATTGCGGGCGATGTAGCTCGGGTCCGTGGTCTTGTCGAATTGGAGCCGCTTGCCGGAACTGTCTTCATAGACCGCCGTGCCGTCGCCCATCTTGGTGACGCGCGCACCACCACCCAGGTCAACCACCGTGCCCGGAGCGACTTGGTCCGAGTAGAAAGCGTTTTGGTCCTGCTGGAATTGCGACGGCGCAGGGGCCGCAGCCGCAGCAGGGGCTGCCGCAGGCACAGCAGGCGCAGGCGCAGCGGCTGCGGGCGGCGCTACTTGAGCCGGGTAACTGTCGGATCCGTCGTCCCAGAAAGCCATGGCCTATCCTTTCGTGCGCTTATGCGAGGTAACGCGTAACACCAGCACTGCCGAAGCGTTGCCCGCGAAGATGGGGCGACGCTGCGCCAGCCCCGGCAAAACCCATGATTGCCGCCTGTTGTGGGGGTGCACCGGTATTGCCAACCACTTGCTGCAGCGCGTTCGGGTCTGCGGCGGCCGCGCCTTGCTGCGCACCTTGGGGCTGCGCCTGCCCAGGGTAAGAAAAATCCTTGTTCCAGTCGGCCGCAATATCTGGGTTGGCCTTGGCCACTTCGGACATTGGCGTGCCGGCGGCGTAGCTGTAGCTGCCGCCGTCCTTGTTGATGAAGGTGGCAGAACCGTCGGTGTTGCGCGTGATCTTTCCGCCAGCCAGGTCAAGCACCTGGCCCGGTTTGGTCTGGTCCCAGTAGCCATCCCAGGCGTTCTGCATCTTGGCTGCGCCAGAGAAACCGCGCGCCATATTGCCGGCCTTGTTCAGCGCGTCGTGCATCGAGACGCCGGACGTCCCCAGGCGCGCCACGTCGCGCGCAGTGAGTCCCCCGGCCGCCTGCGTGAGCATGGCCTGCTCCATCGGGCGGAACGTCTTGCCGTACTCGTAGTAGTCTTTCCCCTGCTCTGCGGTCTGGCGCATGATCTCCAGCTGCGCGTCAACCACGGGCTTGGCCACGGCCATGTTGTTCTCGTACTGGCGCCGCGCCTCGTCGAGCTGGTTTTGGCCCAGCTGCGCGCCAATGGCTGCCGCTTCGCGCGAGGCGTCCGCCACCGGCTGATAGTCTGGGGGAGGCGGCGCGTCACCACCAAGATCAAAGTACATGCGGCGCAGGCCATCGCGCCGGTAGCCAGAGAATTTGCAGGGGATCATGGCTTTGCGTGCTCCAAAAGATAGTCCGACAGGCGCTCTGGCACCATGAAGGGCGCCGCCTGCGCCACAATCTCGGCGCCTTGCTGCACGCCGTTGAGCGCGCCGATCAGGAAAATCGCCACGTTCATCACTCCGTAGCGCAGGTAGTGCGCCAGCTCCAGCTGGTGCGCGTCGCATTCGCGCTCCATCACATTGGCGGCCTGGTAGCTGACCATGGCAGCCATCATCAGCGCCCGAATCTCGGACTCAAACTTGCGGTAGCAGGCGTTGCCCGGCAGGTACAGCAAGAGGGTTTCCATCAGTGCGTTCACGTCGACCGGCTTGTCCTGGTCAATCAGGTCATCCCAGGCGTGCGCAACGAACACCAGCCGCTCGTAGAGGTCCAGCGCACTGGCATTGCCGGCGAACCAGCGCAAACGATCGGGCGAATCATTCATGCCAGACAGCGTGCCATGCTTGCCACGCGCGCTTTTATTGCAGACGGCTCACCAATTCATTGAAGCGTGCGATCACGTCCGCCAGCGTGGCATCGGGCTCCAGCGTCTTGACGCTCCCGCCGCGCTTTCCGGTGATCACTTCCAGCGATTCCTTCACGGCGCTGTCAAACAGCGTGCGCTGTGGGGTATCGCTGCGGGGCACCTGTGGAATCGAGGGCTTTTTCATAGCGCCTTCAGGTCGCTCATGGTTTCCGCGATCGCGGCATACTTGACGCGCACGGAGCCGGTCAGGCCGATGGCCACGCTCTCGGAGCGAAACCCCCCGGGAAGGCGGAAGGCATCGGCACTGGTGAGCATGGTGCGCGAGTACACGGGCCGCCCATCGCTGTACAGCGTGAACGTGAGCACGCTCGGGCTGGGCGGGGAAATGCTCATGATCTCCGGGCTGGCATTGACCACGTTGGCGTTGACGGGCCGCGCATTGATTCCGCCAAGCCCTTTGTAGACGCCGATTGCGGCCTGATTCAGCGCCACATTGGCCTCATAGTCGGCCTGTGCAGAGGCGAAATCTTCCTCGGTCATTTCCCCTACGAAGTCGACTCTGGCGGCGCCGAAGTTCATCGGCTGCGGGAGGTGATAGTCCTTGGACACCCAGGCATAGTCGATGCGCGGCCCGACGCCGGCGTCCCACAGGCTCACGCCGCCCGCGTCCACCATGTACAGCCGGCCGTCTGCGCGGTCGGCATAGAGCTCGTCCGGCACCACGCTCAGTTTGGTCAGGGCCACGCCGCCGTCCGATGGCGAGAACACCAACACGCCCCGGAATCCGTCGCCGCCGTCGTAGCGCACGAACACGCGGCCCTCGGCAACGGCGGCCACCATGCCGCCAGGGTTGAGCGGCACCCACTCTTCGCGGGTGTAGAGCGCATCGGTCCAGATTGCGGCGCCGCCCATGCCCACATAGGCCAGGCCGTAGGTGGTGGCATACAGCACGCCATCGCCGATTGAAATCACGCTGCGCTTATTCAGGCAGGGCCAGACCTTATCGACCGAATCCATGGTGACGCTGGCCGGCTCCGCGCCCGTAGCCACGTAGGGCCGGCCCTTGCTGCAGGCCACCACGGTGGTGCCGTAGGCCTCGATGCCGACGATGGCCACGTCCGTGGCGCGCCGGTACTGCTGCGGCCAGGCGTGCGGCTGGTTCATTTCGGAAAAGCACAGCTGGTTTTCAAAGAACCCGGCCAGGGCGCCATTGGGCAGCGTGATCAGTCCGCGCAGCGTGGGGGGCGGCGGTGCCCAGTATTGCGAGATCAGCTCGTCTCCGGGGATGGCCGAATCCAGCAGTGTGTCGTTGTAGGTGGTTCCAACCCCCTCTGCCACCAGCTGGAAGGAGGCCGCTGTGCCAGCGGTCCGGTACAGGCGCCGCGTCATCCCCGTGGTGTTCCATGGAGCCACACGGGCCCAGGCAGTCTCGGCAGAGTAATCACCGGCCACGGTGAATGTTTTGGCGGTTGGCGTGCTGGCCACCGCAGTTCGTGAGGTTCCCAGCACAATGGCGTCGCCATCGCGCAGCCAGTGGTTATCTGTGTCGGTGAACGTGGTGACGCCAGCAGCAAAGACGCCAGCCACCGTACCAGAGTTGGCCGGGAAAGCATCCATTCCAGTGATCGCCCAGGTGCCATCGACCTTGCCGGTGACGACGTTGGACACCGGCGATTCCGGGCCCTCTTCACCCAGCGCGGAATAGAAGGTGTAGACGTAGAACCGGGTAACGGCAGCTCCGCTGCCACCCGAGTGGGAAATGCTTGCTGCGCCCTGCGGCTTGGGGATGCCCAGCGCAAAGCAGTCGGGCAGCTTGGAATAGGTGGCGTAGCGCGGTTCGTCGTCGCCCGTCCAGCAAAAACGCGCCTCGGACGCGGCCGGCAGGGGGGCGCGCACCACGTCAACATCTTCGCTCCATGCCAGCCACTGGCTTTGCAGGCCATTCACGGCGCGGTAGACCGCCGTCCATGGGCCCGGATTGGACGGCGTGTGCACGGGCAGCGGCTGCTTGATCGGGCGGATCTCCCCGGACGAGAGATTCACATTCGTTGCGTCGACCGCCAGGCCTTCGCCCAGCAAGCGCTCAGCCGTTCTGGGGACCATGCCCTTGAAGGGAGACAGCACAAAGCCCATCAGAAGTTCTCCCCGAAGAACAGCGCATTGCCCGACGCGATCTCGTATTCGACGTCCAGCCACAGCTTGCGCACGTAGCAGCCCTCGGTGTAGGCCACCTTGGACAGCAGCGTAAAAGTCCACTCGGACGCCGCGCGCAGCACCTCGTCGGTGTAGCCTCGCGTGCGTGCCAGCGCGAGATCCATGGCAATCAGGTAGCTTGCATTGGAGGTAGTCAGCGTCTGACGGTTCTCGGCAATCACGCCCGTGAGCGCGCCCGAATTGAGTGTCAGGGCATAGGTTTCGCGCGAATTGGCGTAATACTGCGAGCGGCCCAACAAGCCGCCGGTGATGCCTGTGATGTAGGCATTCGCTGGTACCACGGAGAAGTCGAAAGCCGCCACAAAATCGGCAACCGTGCCCGCGACGGCGACATTAGAAGCATTACTGGCTTCGGCCTCGGTATTCCCCACCAGATTGGCCACGCCGGTCCACGTCGCCTCGACCACGCTGGCAGGGTACAGAGCCAGGGTCGGCATTACGCATTCACCCGAGACACTGCCAGGTAGGCGGTCGTGCCATTCCAGAAGGCCGACACAAAGGTTTCCCCGTTCGCAACGGAATTGATCGGCGGCAGCGTTGGGGCACCCACCACCTTGGGCGTGCCGGCCACCGCGGCCGTGCGCCCGCCAGTGGCGTCCTGCACCAGGCGCAGCTGGTAATTTCCAACGCCGGGAAACGAGAGCGTGATCGTTGTGTTCGCGGTAAGCTTGAGCGTTTGCTTCTGCCCCAGGGCGAAGTTCACGGTCTTGCTGGCGCCGGAATCGCCCGCGTCGAATTCGCCATCAAACGGCAGCGCCCCGCCGATCTTCTTTTGCGTCAGCGTCTGCGCGTCATCCTTGCCTACAAGTGCGCTTGCAGGCAAGGCCTTGCCGCTGTCCTTGATGACCTTGCCGGTTTCTCCGTCGAACACCGCGATCATCAGGTCGTCGCTTTCTGCCGGCCCCGTCACGTCGCCGGTTTCAATGTCGTCGGAGCCCAGGAGCGATTCGCCGTTGAGGGTCTTTAGGTTGCCACCAGAGACCAACTCCTCCTGCGCGCCGATCTTGGAGCGGATGGTCGCCGCGTTCGCCGCACCCTCCAGCACACCCAGCGGGGCCAGCGTTCCGGCGGTCAAACGCAACTCGACCACGTCGCCAATGTTCCAGGTGCGCGCCGCCGTGCCCTCCTGCGCTCGCAAGATCGTCAGCGAGTCCGATCCGGCCGTGTGCTCAGTTACCTTGATGATCTCGATGTTGGCCGAGGCATCCTGCAGCGTGAGCAGAAAAAACAGCGGATCGGCTGCGGCCGGGAAGCGTGTGCCATGGCCGGCCGTGACGGTCATCGTCGTGGCAGCGCCGGAGAGCGTAGCTCCCAGCGCGGAGAAGATGTTATTGCCAAGCACTTGCATGTTCAATTCCTCTTGGTCCAGTACGGTCGCGGTAGCTGTGCACGCGCCATTTCGTCCTCATGCGACTGCCTGCAATGGCCCGGCTGCCAGAAAAACAGCGTGTCGATGGCATCGGCGATCCAGCTCCAGTAGCGCTGACCTTTGACGCGCATACGGTGCGCACGTGCGGACAGCGTTTCGTCGGCCATGCCACCTAGCAGCGTGTTCAGCAGCTGGTCGAGTGCAATCAGAACTTGCAACATCACAACCCTAGCTTCGCGCGCTCGTCCCGCCCCCACTGCCGGCAAGCCTCGACGTATGCGCCGAATGCCAGCAGTTCATCCTGCTCGCCCGCCTCGAATTCGTACACGCCCAGCGCCGCCCCTACACCGATGCGCGAGAAATACTGCTCATCACTCAGGCTGTACTTGCTGCGGATACGCGTTTCCATGCGTTCGGCGATCAACGCGCAGTGCGGGCTCGCAGCCTTGATGGCGTCGCGCAGCTCCGGCGTAATCGTGGCCTCGGTAATCGTCAGTTCTGCAGGCTGATCGGGCAGCGTCACAGAATCAGGGACTGAAACATAAGTAACGCCGCCCAGCGTACAAAGCTCAGTGCATTGATTTTCACTGTCCATTTCATAGGGCAGCGCCATTTGAATGGTGGTGTAGGGAGTAGAAACTTTTGTGTATGCGTAAATCATTTTTAGGCCTTACAAGTAGCGGCAGGCGGCGAACCCAGTATAATAAAAGCCATTTGCGCGGCTATTATTCATAACGCGGTTATGTACACCGCTTATATTCGCGCCGGCAAAACTCCCTCTAGAAACAACACAAAGTGTATCAATCATGTGTTCGTAGTAACTATCCAAACCCATCGTATTAGTTCCACTGGAACTAACTCCGGTAGATGTAGGCATCCCCAGCATAGTCCTTGCACGGTCTGCGGCAGTGGCGTTTGAAAACACAGCATTACTGCCGTTGCCGTAGCGCTGAGAGATTGCATTATTTGGGTAGTCGGTGCGAAAGTTGATAGTTATCTGGTCAAAATTCGCAGCAACGCCTGCTGCGCCCCAGTGGTCGGTAGAAAGCGAGACGCCATCGGTAATTGCTGTTATGTCCGCTGTTGGTTTGAGTGCATAGAAAGTTGCGTTGTATAGCGTGCCGCCACTGGTATACGTGCTGAATCCAGTGCCATCCACACCATTAAGTGATAAAGTATTTGGGTCAACAACCGTAACGGTGAATGCTTGACTATTAATCTGCGTCATCCCGCCCAAAGAAGTGAGAACCACCACATCGCCGGTAGTTCTTCCATGCCCAGCCACACCTATTTGTACCGGGTTTGTTTTGGTGGCCGCTGTAATTGTTTTTGCAGTGCCAATGGCCGTCATGCCTGGGTTAATCTTTCCGATATTCCCGGCAACATCGCTAATCCCGCAAGCTTGTCCGTTGTGTGTAGTTTTTGCGAAGTTGCTGCCCGATCCAGTCTTTGCGATATTTGGGGCGCTCGCTGCTCCAGCTGATGTAAATGTCAGCGTGCCGTCGTCGGTCGAGCCCAGCGCGTTGTTGTCGCAGCCCTTCGGAAAATTTGTTGCCCCAGCAGACCACCAGGCGCAGTAGGTCGTGGACGTTGACGCCTGCGCATGCGCATCGCTGATGCGGGTGATTGCATCGGCCTGCTGCACAGTTTCCGGGTGGAACTTGGCGCCGCGCGAGCGCGCTGCAGCAAATGCTCCGTAGTGCGCATTGCCCGCCCCCACGGCAGAAAACCCCACTTGCCCAGCGCCAGGACTGGACACCATCGGCATAGCCAGAGCGATGCTGGAGGCCACTGAGCCATTGGCAGAGCAGTCGTATTTGTCGCGGAAAAATCCAGGCTGCGCAACGCCAGCATTCATGAATGCGCGGTGCAGATAAAAGCCTTCGGCGTTGGCCGTGGGTTCGTCCGGGTGGGTGCTTACTGGAACGATGCGAATCGTGTTCACGCCGTACGTCGCATAACCAGGGTCAGCAGCATTTCCGAGGCGAAAGCGGTAGGCCGGCACCCAGCACATGATGCTGCCATCGGTGTACTGGTAGTTGCCGTAGTTGGCGCTGGCTGGATCAGTGCAGCCCGCAAGCGGCGTGAAGCCCGCAGGCACTTGCGGGCAAATGCCGACGCCAAAGCCTGCAGTGCCGGCGGTGCCAATGTTGTTGATCGTGGCGCTGTTCAGGTACGGCGCGAGCCAAGTTGCGTCAAGACGGCCGGCAGCGTCGGCAATGGGCAGTTTGCCGGGCGCTGCAAATAAGCTGGCCGTTCCCCCAGTGACCACAGCCACGGCGCTAGCAAGCGCAGCTTGCGCGGCAACCATAGCCGCTGCACTGGTGGTTGCGCTGCTTGCAGCGGCAGATTGCGACGCACTGGCGGCATCGGCCGAAGCGGAGGCATCCCCCGCCTGTGTGGTGGCTTGGCTGACTTTTGTATCCAACGTGGCTTTGGCGACATTGACAGCGCTCAGTAAGTTGGTGGTAGCAAGAGTGAGCGCAGCGACTTCGGTTTCGATGGTCATAAGTGGTCCCGTCAGGTAAATGCGTGATGCGTTGCTACGATCGCTTGTGTTGCGATCAAGTCCGATGCCATCGCGGTAAAGGCAATCTGCACGTCTCCGTACACGGCCGCAGACGCCGCAGCGCTGGATTCGCTGGCTGCTGCGTTCGATGCGCTTGTAGAAGCCTCTCCCGCCTTCGTGGCGGCCGTACCTGCGCTGGAGCTGGCCTCGCCGGCCTTGGTCGAGGCCGTTGAAGCACTTGCGGCGGCCGCAGATTCAGAGCTGGAGGCGGCTGATGCGCTGATACTGGACTCGCTGGCTCGTGCTGTTGCTTCTGCCGCCTTGTCTATGGCCGTGGCGCGCGCGCCACTCGCATCGACCGCACTGCTGGCCGCCGCAGCGGCGGACAACGAGGCTGCGTTCGCGCTTCCTAGCGCAGCCGATGCGCTGGATGATGCAGAGCTAGCAGCAGCATTCACTGCCGCGATGCTCCCGTAGATCGCAAGGGCATCCGACAACGAATCGGCAGCAGCCACAGCGGAGGCATTGGAATAAGTTGCGCTGGCCGAGGCTTCGCTGGCCTTGGTCGTTGCCGTTCCTGCGCTTACGGCTGCCTCTACAGCTTTGGTGGCGGCCGTGCTGGCAGACCCAGATGCGGCGCTTGCATCGCCCAGGGCAGCGCTGGCAGACGACGCTGCAGCCGCAGCTGAATTGCTGGCCGCCGTGGCGGATGATCCGGCTTCGTTCGCTTTGGTCGACGCCGTTGCGGCGCTTGTCGCTGCGCCCGACGCAGACCCCGAGGCGGCGCTGGCGGAGGCCGAGGCTTCGCTTGCTTTGGTAGCGGCCGTGCCAGCGCTGATTCCTGCGGCAGTGGCCGATCCCTGCGCTGCGCTGGCATATCCAGATGCCTCTCCCGCCTTCGTGGTGGCCGTGCCTGCGCTTGCGCTTGCCGCGCTGACAGACCCGGCTGCGGCGTCTGCGCTGCTCTGCGCCTGGCCCGCGTAGATGGCGGCGGCTCCTGCCGCCTGTGAAGCGTCGTAGGCCGACCCGCTCGCAGCACCAGCGGACCCGCTGGCAGCGCTGGCCGACGACGCCGCAGCAATTGCCGATCCCGAGGCGGACGAAGCGCTGCCCAGCGCCTCCCCGGCCTTGGTGGTCGCAATCTGCGCCTGCGCCGTCACGGCCGCCAGCGCCCCTTGCGCGGCAATCAAGGCCTGTGCGGCTACGTCCACCGCCGGGTATGGCTCTTGCACCAGGATCTGGTGCAGCTCGCACGCCGAATTCGGCACGCTGGCCGTCGCATCGAGGAACTTGCGGCCGGTGTCGGGGTTTGTCGCGGTGACGCGGTACATCGAGCCCGCAACCCCAAGCGCATTCGGCCACAGGTCCAGCACGCCCTCACCGGCGGCGTCGGCCACCACTTCAACGATCTCGGGCACGACAAAACCGCCTTGGATCTCGGTCTGGTCCAGCTTGGCGCGCAATATCGCGCCCGCCACCGGCTGGCCGTTCTGGTCGTAGGCGATGAAATGGACTGGTACGGTGGTCAGCATGGCGGGTCTTTACTGCATGCCTGGCTCTGCGCCTGGCCGTTGTCGGGGTTTGGTCGCACTCGTCGCCTGGACCTCGATGCCGATGGCTTGGGCGAATGCCGCGTAATGGGACGCTGCCATGCCGCTGTTGGCTGCGTACTCCGCATCCTTTGAGTGCGCGCGGTACAGCACGTAATCGAGCACGGCGTTGGCGAAGATGTCGGGCAGCCCCAGATTGCCCAGCACGGCATCAATGCCGGTGGTAAGAGGCTGCGCAATGTCGACGGGGTAGGCGCTGTAGAGGATCTCCAGCTGCGCCAAGGCAGTGGCCGGCGGGTACACGTAGAACACGCGCGGCTCGCGCTCATCGAACATGTAATGCACCACGTCCACCGTTCCGCTCAACGCATCCCAGCCAGGCTGCAGGGCGTCTAGCACATGGCGCTGCACCAGGCGCACGGCGCGCTTTTTGGACGTGGCGGCCACATTGCGCAGCACTTGCAGCAGCTTGAGAGGAAGCGGGGTCAACCCCATTGCGTCCAGGCTCTGGCGGCTGCCTGCGGCGAGCGTGGCGGTGGCGTTGGCGCTCAATGCGTCGGGCCGGTAGGTGATGATCTCGCGCTGCGCGTCATTGGCCCACTGCACCATCTCCGGGATGGTCCAGCGCACGAACTCGGTGTCGTGCAGCATTTCTGCTGCGCGGCTCAGGATGGCTTTTGCGGGCGTGGCCATGGTCAGCACCAGTGCGCGCGGCGGCGCGGCGTGTTGTTGGTGTAGCCCCGATAGGCGTCCACGGTGGCGGCGTTGATGGCGGCGTCAAACGCGCCGGCATGCACCCCGGCCAACTCAAAATTGGTCCAGGTCATGCCTGGCATAGCCATCAGGCGGGCGCGGGCGCCTGCAGCAATGGCGCCCTCATGCTGGTAGAAAAACTCGTCGGGGATTCCAGTCGAATACCGGCCAGGCATCAGCGAGGCCTGCACCGAGAGCATGCCGCCGGCCGGGCATTGGCGCCCCAGGCGGAACGTGGTGCGGTTGTTGCTGGCCAACCCGGCCTGCGGAGCGCTGCCCAGATCCGGGTCCGAATCAATCTGGCGCCAAGAGAGCACGTCAATCGGGCTCCCATCAATGGCGGCCTTCTCGACACGCACCACCAGCGCGCGGTCCGGCGTGTCCAGGTCGTATTCCATCGCGCCGGCCAAAATTCGCGTGGGCTCAAGCCACACCGTCCAGCAGCGCGTGCGCCGCATGAAAAGCTGCGCTGCAAACAGCAACTCTTGATTCAGCAGCGGGTCCGGGCATCCTGGCAGCGTGACCAGCATCCCCGGATACCAATCGGCCCAGACTGCCATGGCGTTCAGGCCTTTTTAGGCTTGGGGCCGGGCTTGCGGCGCACGACAGGCGGGGTGTTGGCTTCGAGCGGGAGCGCAGCTGCGGCAGGGGCCGTGGCATCTCCACCAGGGGCCTCATCACCTTCATCGTCGCTCTCACCCGAGGCGATGGCGGCGGCGCTGTCGTAATCTTCTGCGTTGGCAGGCCAGAACAGGCGGCCGGCGATCAGGTTGGCAACCGTGTCTTGATCCGTCACGTCGCATACCAAGTCGCCACCGGCATCGCGCTCAAAAACAAACGTCGTGCCGTTGTCGCCCTGCACTCGCACCGTGCCGTCGCGCCGGGCGATGATCGAAGTGGTGAGTTTCATTTTTTTGTCCTTGCGTAAAAAAAGGGGCGGAAGTTGCCCGCCGCCCCTTCAAGCTGCTTGCGCAGCGCACTGAGACACCCCGTCAAATCGACCGATAGAAAAGTGTCACGCCGAGCGTCCCGGCGGCAGCCGTGGTGGGCGCAGTGGCCACTTTCACGCCCACCTTGCGGTCGGAATTCGTCGCTTGCACGCTCACCATGGCGATGCCATTGGGCGTCAGACGCTGGTGGAATGCTGCGTTGACCGCAGTGGTCGCGCCCCAATTGGCGCCGCCGTCTGCTGCGTCCGTCGAAAGATCGGTGACGCCTGCGTTGCAAATGCCCACTTGCAGCACCATGGCCGCAGTGCTGGTGTCCATGTCGGTGCCATCCACGTGCACGTCCACGGGCACGCAGCCAGCGGGCAACCACATCACGGCGCCGGTCGTGTTGAGAGCCAGGTCGCCAGTCGCCATGGCGATGGTGGCGCGCACCGACAGCACTTCGCCGCCGGCCGGGTACGGCATCGGCTTGCGGCCCGTCAGATAGTCGTTGGATTTGGTGAATGCCATGTCAGATACTCCTTATCGGTGTGGCTTATCGAGCGGCTGCGGCGGTGTCCAGCGCATAGGCGCCGAAGTCCTGCGCGCCCGCTGGCGTGGTGAACGTGACTTTCTTGACGCCGAAGATCGAGCTGGTCGTGATGACCACCTTGTCGCCGTTGTCTCGCGTCTCTTCGTGCCAGTCAAAGCGCAGATTGGTGCCCGGCGATCCGAACGCCACCACAGCGGCCTGAGAGCCAAGGAACAGGGCGCGCGCAGCTTCCACATTCGCGCCTGCTCCAGCGTTGTTGAACCGGATGGCATTGCGGTGCGAGTGCAAGATGCAATTGCGGTACATGCCCATAGAGCCCTTGAAGATCGGGCTGTTCTTGCCTTCGGCGCCGGAAGCGGACTTCTGGATGTCCAGCCATTGGCCGGTCGCCGTCGAGCTGCGCAGGTCGTCTTCCTGGAACACGTGCATCACGCAGACGAAGGTTTCGGCGCCGTCAATCTTGCAGGGCTGCAGCACCGGAATGTCGGTGGCGCCGCCGCCCTGGCTGTCGGCCTTGGTCTTGGCGCGGTCGATCAACCGCAAGTCCATCTTGTCGCCGGAGTCGATGTTGTTGTACGCCGTGGCGTCGTTGCCGTACAGGCGGTGGTAGGCATCGGGCGTCACCAGCGCGTTGTTTGCACGGCCGGTGTAGCCAATGGGCAGCAGGAAGTTCTCGTTGATGCCGCGCTCACCACTGATGTAGATGAAAAGCAACTCGTCCATCAACCGCGCCCACCAGCTCGACTGCTGGCGCTTGGCTTTCTCGCGCAGATCGTGCAGCGTGCGCTTGCGCGTCATGCGCCCGCCCGTGTTCACGCCGGCACGTGCCTGATCAATGTAGATCTGGTCGGTGTAGAACTTCTGGCCTTCTTCCTTGCCTTCCAGAATGTCCTCGCCCTCGACGGGGGCCATCTTCAGCTCGGCCAGCAAGTCGTAACTGATCTGCTCGCCGGCGTCCGATTCGAGATCGGTAAGGATCTGGACCGGAACTTCCGCTTCGGCGCCACGCGCCATGAATTTGGAATTCCAGTAAGACTTGTGGCTGGTGTCGTAGGCCAGCATGCCAGCCCACTTCTTGACCGCTTTCGCGTCGTTCACCCCTACGATTGTCCGTGCCATACGAAATACTCCTTAAAAGTTGGTACTTTTTCGGAGCACCTCATGCGCTCACGTTGCAATAGCTTTTCAGCTAGGACTCAAGGCTGCCATGCTTGGCACGACCTCCACATCGCCGCTTTCATGTTTTTTGATGCGCACCTGGCGCGGTGCACTCACGCGCAGGCGCGACTGCAGGCCGCTCTTGTAGATCAGCTGCACCACCACGTCATCGCCGACGCAGATGCGCTCTCCCACCTTCACGTCGAGGATCACGCTGGTCTTGTGCATCAGCTGTCCCGCATGAACTTCGCACGCTGCGTGGGCGTCATGGCTGCAATGGCGTCCTCGTATTCCTGGCCATCCAGCGCCAGCACACCAGAGAACTCGCCCTCAACGTCGCCGGGGCCGTCGCCGCCTGGCACTTGCGCCAGGGTTTTGGGCGCGCCAGACACCGGCGGTTGCCGCTTCGCCTTGGCTGCGGCAATGGCGTCCGCTGCGCTGGGCTTGGCCGGAGCCACGCCGTGCAGCGCCAGCACGCGCTTGTGCGCCTCGGACAAAAACCAATCCATCGGCTTGTCGCTGTGCTCTTCTTTGGCGGCGAGCACGCGCACGAACTGGTCCCAGTCAGCGGCCTTCGCCGCATCCTTGCGGTAGTCGATGCCGCCATCCTTGGCAGCGGTGCGCACGAACGAATTGATGGCCGTCTGCCACGCCGACTGCGCCGACTGCTCTGTCATTTCGACCGAGACTTCATGCTTTGCGCGGGCCACCAACAGCTGCTCGCGTTGTTCGCCCAGGGCGCTCAGGCCAACATCGCGCTCGTCGATGTCGATCTCACCGTCCTTGTACTTCTGGCGCAGATCGGCGTCTCTCGCCTTGATGGCCTGGATCTGTGCCTCGTAGTCGCCGGGCAGCTGCGCGCGGTACTGCGGGGCAAAGGCAGGCGCCTGCGGCTCGTCGGAATTCTGATCGTCTGCGGAGGCGCCGGCTGAGGCGTCTGCGGCAGCCGTGGCGTCTGCGGCACCAGCGGCAGGAGCAGTGTCCGCGGCAGGAGTGGCAGAAGATCCGCCATCGACGTCATCGTCGTCGTCGTCGTCGTTGCCACCAGATGCGGCGATTTTCTCCATCGCCATGCGCGTGTCGGCATCGACATCGTCGTCGGCCATGGCGGCGCGTTCTTCGTCGGTCAGGGTGTCCAGTAGGGACTCGTCAAGCGTACTCATGCGCGCTGCTCCTTCGGGGTTGAAAAATCAGGATTCGTCGGATGCGACTTTCGCCACTTCCAGCATTTTTTTCTGGGCCAGCTTGCGGACCTTGGCCAGACGCTTGGGGTCGCCCTCGATCTTTTCCGCTTCGATCATGGTTTCGAGGTCGCGCTGGGCGGCCCAGTCGTCCTCGGAACTAGACAAGATGCCGAGGGTGGTGCGCTTGTTCTTGGCCATGGTGGCTACTCCGGTTTGGGTGTTGGTAAATCTGCCATGCTTGCCACGCTGGGCCATGCGGAAATCAGGGTTTTGACGTCGGAAGAATGCCCGTCAGCCGCTTGCGCCACGCTTTGATATCGTCGGCTGCACTGATCGAGTAACTCGTTGGCGGCAATGGCGTACTCACGGATGGCGCTGGCGGGAGTTGCAGCGTCGGCGAGCTGGCGGGCGGCGAATAGGGTTTGCTCGCGCATCCCATCAGACTCAGCGCGAGCAGCAGCAGCGTCGCGACGATGAAAATCAGCTTGTTTGCGTGCTTCATTGAGGGCTCCTTGGTACTTGGTGGCGATCTGTGATTGTTGGGATCGCAGGGCGTCCATGGCTTTTGCGGAGGCCTCGGATACCTTCGTTCGGTCCTCGGCCCGCCCCGTTTTCTCGGTCGCAAGGGCCACCTCGGCCTTGTCCGCCCTGCGCTCGGCCTTGTTCAGCGCCCCATGTGTAAAAAACAGCGCAATCGCTAACACAAGGCACGCCGCGCCCGCGACGTATGAAAGAATCTTGTCAGTCAGTCCGAACATTTCGGCCACCTCCACCAGTAGAAAAGCATTGCGATCAGGATCGGATTCATGGCTTTGCCTCCGCAACCAAGTTCGATGGAAAGTGCCCATCGCGCCCCCACTCCGCGCACAGCTCGCGCGTGGTGTCGCGGCGAATAACCAGGCCGGGCAGACGCACCTTTTGCCCGCCCACAGTGCCGTACACCCAGCGCGGCATCTGCATGCACGCGCCCACCAGGTCGCCGGCATTGGCTTTGGCCTGCAGCGTGGTGCCGATGAGCGCCGACGGCACGTTGTAGGCCACATCCAGGAAGCTCGCGCGGACAAACACGTTGTACTTTTCCCAGTTGCCGAGGTTGGCCCGCGCAATGGTCAAAGACTCGCGGTACATCGCGGTTTCCAGCCGCTCGCAATCCGCTGGCGTGTAGTACCTGCTCGGCACCACGGCGGGGCCTGTTACCCCTGCGCATACAGTCCAAGGCTGCCCCTTGCCCGCGCGGTCGATGTATGGTTTGCCAATGTGGCGCCCGCTGCTCTCGTAGTAGCTGCCGACCTCGCGGGCAATCTGGATCGCTGCGTCGTCTGTGCGGCCTTGCTCGCCTGTTTGGTACACGCCAGCGCCGGCCACCGTCGCAGCCGCAGCCACGGCGAGCAGGCGGTTGCGCAGGGCTGCGTTCATTCATCAACCCCAAGATCACCCAAGTCACTCTCCATTTGCCGCTTGCTTCGCAGCAATTCGACGCGCAACTCGTGCTCTGCCTCCTGCCTTCGGTTAGATTTTGCGCGGTAGTGCCAGTTCACCAGAACGCCTGCGAGCGCAAGTGCAAGGCCGGCAAGGCTCACAAACTGCGCCGACGTAATCCAGCCCAAAACAGTAAGCCCCGCCCCGGTCCCGGTGGCCCGATTCCCGATACTTGCGAGCGCATCGATAGTTTCAGTCTTCACTTCATTACTCCCGCATCAACACTGGCCGACAATTCATCGATCCTCTGCCGCATCACGGCGATGCGCTCATTGCTCTCGGCCATGATTTCCGCCACTTGCTTGCGCCCCTCGGCCTGAATCCGCGCCTCTTCCAGGCGGGAATCGGCGTCCGTGCGGGTCTTGAGTGCCTGGCCCTGCGCGGCGGACGTCACCTTGCGCAGTTGCTCTGTCAGGCGGTCAATTTCTGCGCTCGCTTGCTGCCGCACCTGGTTGGCCAGGTCTTGGGCTTGCGCCTGGGCTTGCCCGCCGCCCTGTGCGTCGGCTTCGAGCTTCGCGGCCTTGGCATTGAGCTCGCGCACCTTGGCCTGCTGCTCCTGCAGTGCGCCGATGGCCTGCTGGCGCGCCATTTCGGTGGCTTCCTGCTGCTGCTGCTGCTGCTGCTGCATTTGCTGCTGCTCTTCCGGCGTCGGCTCCTTGCTCGGGTCTCGGTCGCCAGTCAGCTTGCGAATCTGCTGGGCGATCTCGTCCTTGTTCGGCAGATCCGAGAACTCCATCGCCATGGTCAACAGGCGCAATGCCACCTCGGGCGGCAGGCGCCCGGCCATTTGGTTCAGCGACTCGAACATCACCTGGCGCAGCGTTCCGCTGTAGTCGGCTTCGGACACCACAAAATCAGCCATGCTGGCGGTGATGTCGTTGATGAACCGGACGGACCCGTCGGGCTGCACTTCGGGCTGGTTGAGCTTGACCCACTCAATGGCGTTCTTTGCGCCCGTCAGGCGCACCACCTTTTCCTCGGTCATGAACTGCTCGGCCAGGCTCAGCTGCTTCTCACCGTGGATCTGCGTGGCCAGGCGCAGGTTATCGAACAGCTCGGTAGTGACCACGGAGCCCTGCAGCTGGCGCGCCTTGATGGCTTCGCCCGATACGGCATTGGTCTGGCGCCCCATGTTCTCCTGCGAGACGCCGGCAGACTTCTGAATCGCCTGAGCGTTCAGCGTCATCATTTGGATCTGGCCCACGGCGGCCTCGGAATCCCGGCGAATCGTGACTTCCTTGCCCGCCTTCTTGATGATCAGTCCGTCCGGCGCCGCAGCCTCTTCGCGCAGGTTCTCCCAGTCGTCGGTAGCGCCCTCGTCGGCGATCACCTGGTTTGTCGACATCAGCCAATTGGCTTTCGACGCGCGCTTGTTCAGGTCTTGCTGAATGTCGCGCACCCGGCGAATTGGCCCGTATGGCAAGCGGTCCCGCCCGCGCCGGTAGGCCCAGACGGGCGTCAAGCTGAAGCGGTTGTGGCGAAAAATGCTCGGGCCGATGCTCAGCAAGTGCGCCTCGGTGAACACCGCCACATGCACGCGCATCATGATCTTGTCGATGATGGTGCCGCCGACCGTGCCCAGCGCATTGGCCAGCGCACCATCACGCTCGTCGTAGAAAGCGCCCTTCATTGGGCCGCTGCCCACAATCTTGGATTGGGTGGGCTTCCTGAACTGGCATTCAATCAGCTTCACGCGCCTGCGCTTGGCGTCAATCCCGATGCCGACCCCGCTGGCGCGCAGCGTGCCAGACTTGGTGATATTCATCAGCTCGTCGGTGGTGTACCAGGTGTCCTCTTCCGAGTCGGCCAGATTGAATTGCGTGTCGTTCACCGCCTGGCGGATCTGCTTCTCGCGGTCCGGGAACATCATCACGGCGATATCCTCGTCCACCCAGCGCCAGCGGAACAGGTAGCGCGCATCGCTCAGGTCCAGCTCGTAGCTGGCAGAATCCCACAGCACATTGCGCCAGTCCTCGGTGCGGTTGTAGATGGCCTCGGCAGTCGGGTCATCGCGCACACCGTCGTCGATCCAGCCGACGCCTGCCTTCATGGCCTCACTGAATGCCTTGGAGCGGTTGAACTGCACCCGGTTGACGTCGCTCAGGTACTTGAGCGTCTTGGTCTTGACGTCGGCCAACTCCACATCGTCCTCGGTACGCGGCATCACGCGCCAGTCGACGCGGGTTCTGCGCTCGGTGCCGATGATCCAGTCGATCATCGGTGCCACTTCGTTGAACACCAGCGGCATTTGGCCCCGGTCGCGCAGCACCTGCGCGTCGGCCGGGTCCCACTGCAGGTTGTCGTAGAAGTCCGCGTCCATCGCCATTTCCAGACGATTGGCGGCCTGCTTGTCTTTTTCGTAGTAGTACCACTCCAGCAGCTTACGCAGCTGGTTGCGGCCCTCTTCACTATCCAGCGGGTTTTCATCCAGCACGGACAAATCGCGCGCTTCGGACTCCATCGTCTCAGCCTGACGGGCGTAGTAGTCCTCCCCTGGCGCGGTGTTGCGTCGCACGCGCGGATCGAACTCAGGCATATTCGATCCCGTCCTTTTCAATTCGCACGTCCTGGCTGGCCAGTTGCACGCCATCGGCGCTCAGGATGGTCGAGCCGTAGCTGCCGCGCAGCAATTCCTTGTCCGGCGAATGCGGCATGCGCACCAAGTCCGGTAGGCCTTCGTGAATGATGGTGGCCAGCTTCACCCAGGCCACGGTCGAGGCGTCCAGGCCCAGCACCTCGGATGCCTTCTTTGCAGTGTGGGCCAGCTGGATCGGGTCATCGTAGGCGTGCGCGTTGCGCTCGAGCACGATGTAGAGCGGAGCGCCCGGCAGGAATGGGTTTCCGGCCCGGTACGTGGCGGCCAGCACCAGCGCACGCTCGTCGTTCACCCAGGTGTAAATCGCCGTCACGTCGCCGTGAACACGGGTCAAATGCGCCTTGGCGGTGTCAATCGAAACGGACATGTCGGCCCCAGAGTTGTCTGGGCGCCTACGGTGCCATGCTTGGCACGCTTTCCAACTGTCCGGAACTTCCGGATGGTTGCCATCACAGAGCAGGGCTGGCGGTGAATCCCCAGCTTCTTTCCACGCTCGCAGGCTTTGGCCACTTTGTAAAAAGTCACTCCCCGCGTCCGCTTGCGCATCACCACTGCGCAATTCACTGCTCTGTGATGGCCCTCTTGCGAGGGCTCAGGCGATCAGGCCGGGCGCGCTGGCCTTGGCACACCGGCAAGGTCGGCGGCAGCATCGGCCTCAGTCAGCACTGGGCGGGCCAACTCATCACGCAGGCGGAAGCCCAACAGCGGCCAGATTTTTTGCACGGCATTGGAGCGCGCCACCTTGCGGCCAATCTCGGCATTGAAGTTCTCTGGGCTGGCACAGGCGCTCTCTCCCGTGACCGTGAAGCCATTGCGCAGCACTAGGACGCAGAAGGTGAGTAGGCCCAGCGACGGGATGCCGATATCGCCGAAGTTGCGCGGGTTATGCGCCGCGTGGTGCGCGGCGCCCTGCGCAGCCGTGAAATAGTGCTCACTGGCAATCTCGGCCTCGATGTCCGCTGGCGTCACACGCGGCGCCTTGCTGGCCTTGGCCTGGATCTCGCGCTCAAAGGATTCGGGGCCGTGGTCGATGGCATCAATCGCCACCACGCCGAACTTCTCGGGATAAGCGTTGAAGGCATCCGTGGGGATGTTGCTGTTGATTACTTGGGTCATGGTCGTCTCCTGTTGAAAATCCTCACCGCGCCATCGGCGATCCACGCCGCCGCGGCACGTCGCGCTTGATTCCTGTACTGCGCATATGGTCCTCGGCGACGACGGCCATCAGGCCGTAGGCGTCTGCTCCGTGCGACGCCCAGTCGTGGTCCGGGCCCAGGCCAATATCGCGCTCTTCGTCCCACTTCTCGTGGTAGTAGGTCAGCGCGTCGCGCCCGGCCTCGGTCGTGTCCTCGTTCATCCAGACGGCCGGGAACATGCGGCGCGCAGCGTTGATGCGCGCCAGCGCGGCGCCCTTGCCCTGGTTCGGCACTACGGTGACGCTGTAGCCAGCGGCTTCCAGGGCCGACTGGTAGCTCACGCTGTACACCTTGTCGTGCGTGGCGCCGTCGTGCGGCAGGTATATCTCGGTTTCCTTGGGCTTGTAGCCGTGCTCGTCCATCCACTGCAAGTGGTAGCCGATCTCCTGGCCCACGGCCTCGGTGTAGTCGAGCACGCGCACCTCGCGCCCGACGAATTGCGCGCCCCACATAGCGAAGGCATCAGCATTCGCACCGGTGCCACCGATGTCCACGAACAGCCGACGCTTCATCAGCGGGTCATACGCCACCCGGCCCAGGCGCCCGTCGGCCTTGAGCGCCAGCATTTGCTTGACGAAGTACGCGCCCCGGATGGCGGTGGCGTACTCACCTTCCCAGACGTGGCCGTAGCTGTCCGGGTTGTCGCGCAGCCACTTGAGGCGCTGGCGCTCCAAAATGTCAGGAAAGCACGGGTTGTCCCGCCAGTTAAGCTCCACCACCTTCATGCGCGGGTCTTTGGTCTGCCTGAATCGCCGGTCGGTGGCGCTCTTTTTGCGCAGCGGGTTCCACGTCACCCATAGTTCGCTGTCCTCCTGGCGCAGCGTCGGGATCACGATGTCCCAGGGGGAATCGGTGATCGGCTCGGCCTCGTCGGCCCACAGCAGCAGGATCTTGGCCTTGGACTTGAGCGACATGATCGTTCGCTTGTCCATGCCGCTGAATTTGTAGGAAATCCGCTTGCTCTTGGTGCGGATGTACTTGTCGCCAAGCTCGAAGTGTGGGCGCAGCCAGGGCTCACTCTCGATGGCCGAGCGCACTTCGGCCAGGCTTGAGTCGTCAATGGAGTTCAGGCGCTCGCGCCCGCAGACGATCACCCCCTCGCGTCCCGCCTGGTCCCACATGTAGGCCCGAACGGCGGTCATCATGGCAAAACTCATGGTCTTCGCACTGCCGCGTCCGCCGTAGGCCCCGCGCACGTCCGCTTCGCCGGTGAATACGTCGATCAGCTTCTCGGGCAGCGCAATCTGCGCGGTGACAAGCTCGTCACTCACTTGGCGGGTCGCTTTAGTGGCACCAGCTGCACCAGGTGGATGATGGCCGGCTGCTGGTTGTTGTCTTTCTCGAACAGGCCAAGGTGCTTCATGGCCTTGTCCACGGCGCTGTTCTTGTCCCAGAACTTGTATTCGATGCGCCCGTACTCGTCGATCTTGAAGCTGGCCACGGCGGCGCGCGTGGCTGGGTCGAGTTCATGCGGCAGCTTCACGCGACCGTCCTCACCCATGATCCCGGCAATGTCCGATTGCGCCATGCGCTTGAGTTCCAGCAGGATCTCGGCGCCCACCAGGCCTGCTTTTTCAGCTGCAACTGTCTGAATTTCAGACACCCTCCGGTGAACGTCCTTATGTGACGCCAGCAGACTGGCCTGGGTCATCACCGCCTTGGGCGTCCATTTCTGGCTGACAGGATAGGCCTGCCGGTACGCCTCTGCTTGTGACAGACCAGAGCCAACCAGCTGCGCGAAGCGGTCTTGCTTTGGTGTCAGGCCGTGCTCGTTTCTCATTCTTTGAACCCAGTCAGGATGGTTTCGAGCATGGCGATGCGGTCGCACATGCTCAGGTGTGGCCACAGCGTCTTGCCAGCGTGCTCGGTGCGCAGGAATTCCACGGTGTCGCCATGAAACTTCTCCATGGCGCCCTGCTCCAGCTCGCTGTAGCGGATGGTCTTGGGCACAGGGAACACGCCGCCCTTGGGCCCGGGATACCAGTCGCAGTGTCCAGCGCCCACCTTCAGCCAATCGCGGAACCCCTTGAAGTTCTCGAAACGCTCCTGGCTCTCGAACAACGCCTGTTCCAGCGCCATATGCTTTCGGTGGAACCAGCCCAGGCGCTGCTGCAGCGTGCTGACCTCGATCATTTCTCCGGGCTCCAGCGCCATGATTCGACGCCACAGCCTGCGCCACTGGCGGCGCCCACGTTCGCCAAGGCCATCCACGATGCCGAAGATCACGCGGCGCGCAACCGCGGCATCCTGCTCAGGGATGGCCTCTGCGTCTTGACGGACGAGGGTGATGTCAGGCATCGCCACCCGATTCATGCCCCATGAGCTTGAAAAGCGCGTCCATCAGCATGCGCTGCACCTTGGCGTGGCGATTCAACATCACCTGTTGGCCGGGGAGCCAGCCAGGCTCGATGGCCAAGGCGTTGGTCTCGTCGTCCACCAGCGCCAGCCAACCCTCGGCGTCCCGGTAGCGCAGCGGAACAAACTCAAGGCCCACAGTGCGCAGCCGAACCGGCAAGTCGCGGGCCTTTTGGTCAAACGCAATCGGGTCCATGACAGCCAGCACCAGGCGCCCGCGTTTTTGTGCAAAGCGAATCGCATCAATTGGAATGTCAACGACTGTGATCGGCTCCAACTCACGGGTGTAGAGGACGACGTTCATTCAATTGCCCCCGCTTTCCTGAGCGCACCCATGGCCATGGCGCGCATGTCGGCCAGGTGGCGCTCAGTGGCGGCCATGGCGCCGGCAGATCCAGCGCCTTCAGCTGGCCGCAGGCCGGCAGACCAGAGCGCGTCCATCAACTCCTGCGCCTCGGATGTTCGCACCGTAAGCGCGGGATCAGGCCTAAAGCCTTCCTCGACCTTTTGAAACACGATAAGGGCCACGGAGTCGCGTCCCGCGCCCGTCCCGTCTTCCCTGATGTAGATCGCCACCTTGTCGCCGAAGTCGCGCTGTTCAGCGAAAAATCTCACTTTTCCTTGGGTCATGACCTGATCTCCTTCACTTCAATACCAAACACATGCAACATCAATTTGCGCTTGAGCCTAAATTCCGGTGTGACGCAGCCTTTTACATCCTCAACAATTCGCGCCCCAGCGCTTGTCACATAAGCGAAGTCAGCTATATAAACTGTAGCGCGTTCTTTCTTCCCGCTCGGCGCCACTTGCGGCGGGATCAGCTCGAACGGCACTTGCAATTTCAGGTCCGATATCTCCCGCGCCTTCTGCAGCATCACCAGGTACTGCCAGCGCTTGTGTTCGGCCTTGCTGTCGAACTTGATCCCGCCGTCCACCACCTTGGTATTGCCGTACTTCTGACCGCGCTTAGTGCGCTCGGCCGGGGCATCGCGCATCTCTCGCGGCGTGCGGGCGCCAGCCACGCGAGCCTGCAGATTCGTCAGCTCGGACTGGGTCAAGCGCAGCGCGGTGCTCATGCGGCCTCCATGAACAGGTCGAGCGTCTGCGGATCTGGACGACGCGCGCGGCGCAGGCCGGCGGTGATGCGCGAGCCGCTGCGCCCCTTTAGCTTGAGCAGCCCGAAGCGCCGGGCGCAGGTAGGCCCGACAGGCTCAGCGCCCAGCATCACGGCAGGAAACAGCGTCACGCGCCCACAGATAGCGCAGCGGATTTTCATTTGCGGCCCCGCTTTGGCTTTTGCGTGGGAGCTGGCGCGGCGGTCACGGGCTGCAGCGCCCGTTCGGGCAGCTTGGCCAGGCGGCGCACCTCGGACTCGTCCAACCCCCACGACTGCACATCCTCGATCACGGCCTGGCAGCGGCGGCGCTTGGTGTCCTGGTCCAGCCGCAGCACGCGCTGGATGTACTGGATGCGCCGTGCCTGGCACCAGGTGCACCGATCGGCGAAATAATTGAAGTCCTCGGACTGGCGAGGGTCATTGCAGCAGCTGCAGGGGACTTGTGTCATGCCGCCCTCTGCCCCAGGCCAGCGAACGGGCTGCAATAGTCGCGCCAGAGCAGATGCGCTCGCACCTTGTGCACCAATGACGGCGCCAATTTCAGGCGTCGGCCGATTTGCGTCAGCGTTTCGCTGCTGGTCCTAATCTCTTGCACCAGGTCTTCGCTCAGAACGGCGGTGGCCTTCGCGCGCTTCGATTGTGCAATTCGCGCCCGCTCAGCGAGCGTCCGAACGCGCCCGCGCAGAGCAGCGCTGCGGGTTCGGCAGACCAGGTGATCTGGGTGCACGCATCCAGCGCAGCCGCAGGACACGTTGACTTGGTACTTCGGCGCAATGGGCCCGCGCGTCAGCTCCCACAGAAGGCGGCGCACGGACCACACTTTCCCGGCCACGTTCCACTCGGGGCCACATACCGAGCTGCTGCGGTCCCAGACCAAACACCCGCCGTCGTCGTGGCAGCGCGCCAGCAACTGCTCCAGCGCGATGTCTTCGATGCGGTGGGCAACGCGGGGGGCCCGGCGCTTTTTGGGCTCTACTGCCATGACTGCTTTCCCTCCATGCCGAGCGCAACCTTGGCAGACCAGAGCGTGTACGCCTTGATGGCATCCCCTGCTTCGGCCCGCGCCAGGATGCGGCGCGCCCAGTCCTTGCCATCGTTTCTTGGCTCAATCGACACGCTCACGGGAGCAATAACAGGCGCCGGCAGCTGCGGCAAGCCGTGTTCTTGTGCGAACGTCTGGCGCGGCGCGGCGGCATCGCACAGGCGCTCGAACTCGGGTAGGTTCGGCGGGAACTGCGGGTGCGCTTGCGACAGCCGGCCGGCTGCTGTTTCGAGCACGTCATCAGGGAACTTGCGCAAGGCGGCATCCCAAATTTTCATGGCGGCGCGCACCCCTTTGTCTTTGCCCTGGGCGTCTTTCTCGCCCGTCGAGAACTTCGACAAAAACAAGTTTCCATAGGCGCCGTGCATCAGGATGAACAGCTTGCGAATCACGGTGCTGGTTTGCTCTGTCGGCTGCGGCGATTGCGCAGCCTCGCGCACCGCGTTGTCGGCGAGTGTGGCGACGTCGGTCATTCAAAAACTCCCTCGTAAATAGCGGCCGAAGCTGCGGCGAACTTGTGCGGAACGTCGCGACTTGCGGGGCTGTTTTGCGCCCTCACTTCCGGCGTCCAGTCGTTGAGAAAATGGCGGTCAGGACCGAAGAACGTCGCCGCGTGTTTCACAAACCGTGCTTCGGTGTGGTTGGCTTCGCAGTACGCGGCATAGCGAGCAGTGCCGGCCTGCATCTGCTCTGGCGTGGTTCCGTCCTGAATTCGTGCTTTCCACGCCTTGAACGCCTCGGATTTCGATTGCCCGGTGCGCCTCGGGTAGCTGTCCCATGCCGCCTGAAATTCGGGGCTGTAGCCGTCGTCACTTTTTCCGCAAAAACTACGTGACTGTTCTGAACGTAGTGAAGAACAGTTATCTGAGCTATGAGAAGCTTTCGAGTTGGGTTCTTTCTGGGTTGAATCTGGGTTACCCATCGAAAACCCACTGGGTTCTTTCTGGGTTTCCTTTTTAGGGCGACCCCCCTTCTTCCCATTCAACCTAGCGGCTTCGATCGCTGGAGCCGCTTCGGTTATTTCTTCGTCGGCTCTTTGGTTCCTGCGCAGGCCATCAGAACTCAGCGGGAAGAACTTCTCAGCCACAGCGCGCACAGCTTCTTGCTCTGGCTTAGACATGGCGCGACAGATGCGGTAGAGCTCGTCAAATGCGCCGGGGAGTGGATCCTCGGTCGAATAGACCTCATCCAGCAGCAGCGTGTACGCGCCGTGCTGCGCCAGCGTCAGGCGGGCCGTCTTGCGGCCATAGTCGGCGGGGTAGCGCTTGTAGAAGTTCAAGCCGCTACTCCAAAAGACTTGCAGCGCTCACTCATTTCGTCCCCGCCTTGCTGATAGCCCGGCGCCGGCCCACACTGGCCTGGGCCTGAGCGCGAGACTCGATGACGATCTGGCCGGCAGTGCTCGGCTCCAGGTCAATGGTCCTGCGGCCCCTGGAGTCCATCGCCTTACTGACCACCGTCAGCGCAGCGCCTGGCTTCTGCCGCTTGGGCAGCTTGACTGGGGTGTTGCGGTCAGGGCCGCGCGGGCGGACCGAGAGAAATGCGTTCATTCAGGGCTCCTGCAACGCGCCAGCCGGTACCGCAGATACCGAGGATTGCGTGGGTCGGGCGCCGTCTCGATCAGTTCCAGGCGGCGCAGGAAATAAAGCCCCCAGGACACGGCAGAGTGCGTGTGCTGGGTGGCGCAGATCAAATCCAGGCTGGTGAAATACCGGCCTGGCTGCTTTTTTACGTGCTCCAGGATGTCGCTGGCCGCGCCGCGCTGCATCACGCCGAACGGGCGCGGGTTGAACCGCGGGGGCCGGGGCTCCTGCGACTCGCTCGCTTGCACAATCTGCTGCGCGAGCCAGGCCATGCCGCTCATTCACGGCGCCCCTTCCGAAAATCGTCCGATGGACTCTGGCAGGCGCCCTGCGCCATGATGCGAAGCATGCCAAGCTGCTCCTTCAGTGCCTGCTCCAAGACGCCGACGAGGCAGTCTCCGCGTCCGGTTTCGCGCAGCGCGCAGAGCACATCGAGCGCGCGGGACGCCTCTGGAGACAGCGGCAGCCAGCAGCCGTCGACCAGGGCCTGCTGCAGCACGTCGCGAACGAACTCGGCTTTGGGGATGCCGCGCTGCGCAGCAGCTACGACGGTCAGGTCGTGCAAGTCCTCAGACACTGGAATGTCCAGGCGCTGGTGTAATTTGCCGTCCGGGAAAGTGCGGCCGGACCGGCTGAGCATGGTGGGCGGTGGCATCAGGCAGTGGCGAGTTCAGGCCATATCAAATGCCAGTCATCGGGGCGCAGATCGCGGCGGGTTACTGCGCCATCAGTGGCGCGTTCGATGGAGACTGCGTTGATGTACCCAACCCCACGCGATCCATGAGCCATCTGATTGACAAAGGAGGGAACAACACCAATGGCCCGCGCCAAAACAGCTTGTCCGCCAACAATGGCGCACGCCCGTTCTACTTGCCCAGCCGCACCTTCACGCTCGGTTTCTGGGGTAGCTTGCTCTGCCTCAATGCGCGCCCACTCGCAAACAGCCTCAAAATCCAATCCAGAGAACCATTCGTTCTTGTGCTTTTGATCGCATGCGTCAATGCACCGCTGTATCAACCTCGCCTCGGCAGAGCATTGATATTCAGTGGCGAATATGGCCCGATCAACGAGTTCGATGCCCACGCATGCCACGCGATCCGCATGGGATGCAATGCGGGAGTCTGGAGCGATGCTTCGGCCAACTTTTATGTGTCCGTTGCTGAACAGGCAGGCGTAGAGGAAGCCCTTCATTGCGCCTCCTGCGCTTCCCCGCGCATAGGGGCGGTGGCGGCCTCCTCGGTGGGCTCGAAACGCGTAGCGGCCGTTGCGGCCTCCAGATCGACGCCGTCCAGGGCGCCGGGGTGCGCCACCTTCAGGTACATCATTCGCGCCTTTGGGATGCCGCTTTTCTTCCATTCGCTGACGGACGGCATGCGGACATCAAAGAGCCGGGCGACCTCTGCCGTGTCACCAAGCGCCTCGATGATCTTTGTTGCGTGTGTGTTCATGCCTTGATTATTAGGAGTCGCTAATCGCTTGTCAATAGCCTCTCCAAATAAAGTTACTGTTAGCCTTGCCTTATGCCTCTATCTGAACGTCTTGTTACCGCTATGGCGCAGGCTGGGATGTCTCAGGCAGAACTTGCGCGTGCATGCAACGTAAAACCCCCGAGCGTGCATGGGTGGCTTAGCGGGAAAGCAAAATTCCTGCGGGGAGAAAACTTGCTTCTCGCATCAGCAGCACTGGGCGTTAGTCAGCAGTGGCTAGCCACAGGCGATGGGCCAATGATTCCGAAACCTCAGTTGGGGGCGTCCGTGCCGACTCTCGCCCCATCCCCCTCGCCTGGCGAGCCAGCAATCCACGTTCCCCTTCTCGCAAACGCCGGCAGCATGGGCGGCGGCATTGACGCGCTGCACGAAGACGTGATGCTGGGCGCGCTCACTCTGTCCGAGAATTGGGTCAGCAAGATCGTGCGGCCCTCGCGCCAGGGCGCGCTTCGCTTCATCCATGGCTTCGGTGACAGCATGTCGCCCACCTTTGAGGATGGTGATGTATTGCTGGTCGATACCGGCGTGCGTGACCCGCAATCCATCGACGGCGTGTATGTGCTCTCAGCCAACAACCGGCTCTACATCAAGCGCGTGCGCTGCCGGATGGACGGCGCCATGGAGGTCAGCAGCGACAACGCCACAGTCAAGACCGTGGACGTGCTCAATGGGGACAGCGCCCTGGACGTGCTCGGGCGCGTCGTCTGGTGCTGGAATGGGAAGAAGCTCTGATCGCAGACCATGGAACTATTTAGCGCTTTCGTCGGATTCATTGGTGGCTTATTCCTCGGCGGCCTTGCCGGTCTATTCGCCCTGCCTGTGGTGGGCACCATCTCCGAGGCTGTAAATAGTCGGAGCACGGAAAGCATCGGCGTCGCCATTTTCGTTTTTGCCCTGTTCGGCACGGCCCTCGGCTACGCCCTTTGGGTGCTGCTACTCAGTGCCCCAGTGGCGGCAGGAGGACTTGTCGCGTTTTTCTACATGGGCAAAGCATTGTTCACAAAGAGCTAAGACGCACTTCGCTTTTCTAATTGCCAGACAGGCGGCCTGGCCATTTGCCGCCATACCGAAGGGGACCCATGAAAACCATCATCGCCATCGCCATTGTTTTGGCAGCAGGCTTCGCCCAGGCGCACTCGGGCGGAACCGATAGCCAGGGCTGCCACGTGGACCACAAGACCGGCATTCGCCACTGCCACTGAGCGACGCCGCCATGCGCAAAACCACCGGACTCGTCGCCACAGCCGTTGCCCTGGCCATATCGGCGCCCGTGTTTGCCAAAGGCAGCCACGCGGTTCGTGGCCACGTCACCAAGAAAGGCAGCTACGTGCAACCGCACCGCGCGACCAATCGCGACAGCACCAAGGCCAACAATTACAGCCACAAAGGGAACGTGAACCCCTACACCGGCAAAAAAGGCACTAAGGACTGAGCGAAGCGGCGACCTAGCCGCTGACATCTTTCCCCGCACCACCAACCGCCCTTGAGGCGGTTTTTTTTCGCCTGCTCGATTGCCGGCCCGGTGATACGTTGCAAAAAAACATGGAAATAGTTAGCAACTCCTATTGACATAGAACTTAGCGACTCCTAATATTCCCCCATGCCCAACAACCAAGCCCACCTCGCACTGCTCGCCAGCAAGCCGCAGCAAGCGCGCATCAAACAGGAGAACGCCGCATGGACGTCGCAACTCGATGCGCAGGCATCCCCTGCATTGCCCGCGTCACCCACTACCACCGCCAGCGTGCCCTTGGTCCCAGCGCAGACAGCGACTGGGACGCCGCTGGCTACGACGAAATCACCTTCGACCTGTGCGACCAGCGCGGGCGCCCTGCCCCCTGGCTCGAGCGCAAGTTGAGCGAGCGAGACACCGACCGAATCCAGAACGAAATAAGCGAGGCAATGCAATGAACGGAGAGCAGATCATCAACACCGGCCGGGTGCAAATCGGCCTGCGCGCGGCGCGCCCTGGGCCGCGCCTGGACTTCTCGTGCGCTGCACCAGACACCGACATGCTGGGCCTGCAAAGCGCCCTGGCCGGCCGTGGCGCCAAGTTCAGCGAGCAGTTGGACTGGGATGGCATTTTCATTGCCGGCGGCTGCATCGTGGCCGTGGCCACCGCCCTTCTCTGGTTCTGGAGCCGGTGATGCGATTCAACATCATCAACCCATCCGACCCATACACGATGGAAGCGCCCAATCTTGAAATTGCCGCTATCGCAATTTCTTTTTTGGGCAACGGCGCCTACCCGCTAGAGGGGCTTGGCGAAGACGCCGGACAAGACGTGCCCGCATTTCTTTTCGGCGGACATGACGAGTGGTTCCAATCGACCTTCGGCGCGAATTTTGAAGCCGTTGCCGGTCGTGTTGTTGAGTCGTTTCCAGAGCCCCTAGCGAACACCCTTGACTCTGTGACGTTGCAGAGCGAACGGCGCAGCAGCATGAACAACATCAAAGCACGGGCGCAGGCTCTTTCCAATGCTTTGCGCCAGAGAAAAGCAGGGAGCGCCACATGAACGCCTGCCACTCCAACGCCTGCTGCCAGGGCCGCAAGCCCTGCCCCACTCCCTGCGCCTGCGAAGTGCCAGAGGCCGATCAAGACGCCATCGAAGGCGGCCTGTCTGCAATCGTGGCCATCGCCGCCTGGGCGTGGCTGACCATTCTTGTTTTTGCTGCAGCCGGGCTCATTGCCGGCATTTTTTACAACGCTTGAGGACCACCATGAATGCAGTCGCAAACACTGAAAACAACGCCCTGGCCGTGAACAGCGCCAGCAGCTTCTCACTCCTGATGGACCCCAACAGCCTGGACCGCCTGGAGCGGGTCGCCGACCTGATGGCCAGCAACAAGACCACCGTGCCCGCGCATTTGCGCGGCTCCAAGGGTGATTGCTTCGCCATTGTGTTGCAGGCCATGCAGTGGGGCATGAACCCCTTCGCGGTAGCTCAAAAGACGCACCTCGTGAACGGCACGCTGGGCTACGAAGCCCAACTGGTGGCGGCAGTCATCAACAGCTCAGGCGCCGTGAAAGACCGGTTCAAGTTCGAGTTCTACGGCCCCTGGGAGAAGGTGATCGGCAAGTTCATCGTGAAGAAGGGCGACAAGGGAGAGTACCGGGTGCCGGGCTGGACTTTCGCCGACGAGGAAGGCTGCGGTGTGCGGGTGTCGGCCACACTCAAGGGCGAGACGGAGCCGCGCGTTCTGGATCTGCTGCTGGCCCAGGCCCGGGTGCGCAACTCCACGCTGTGGGCCGACGACCCAAAGCAGCAGCTTGCCTATCTTGGCGAAAAGAAGTGGAGCCGGTTGTACGCCTCCGACGTGATCCTTGGTGTGTACACCGCCGACGAGTTAGCCGAGCCCGGCGAGAAGTTCATGGGCCCGGTGGACGAAGTGCCGAAAGCGGAACAGCCACCCACCATGTTCGACCCGGCGCGCTTCGACAAGAACCTGCCCGAGTGGCGCAAGGCCATTGCGGCGGGCAAGGCCAAGGCAGAAGGCGTGATCGCCAAAGCCAGCACGCTGGGCACGCTGACCGACGAGCAGAAGGATGCCATTCGCGCGCCGCTCACCGCCACCGAGAAGGCGGCAGCAAAACCCGGAATGGCCCGGCCCGCCGAGCCGGTGACGGACGTGCAGCCCAAGGGCGAAGAGGCGGCGCCAGCAGCCGACACCGGACCCGCCATCACCTTCGCCCTGGTCAACGATGCCATGCAAAAGGCGCCCGATATTGACGCCCTCTATACCGCTGCCGACCTGATCGGCGAAGTTGGTGATCCACAGCAGCGCAGCGAACTGACGGCCATTTTTGAGCAGCGCCAAGCAGCGCTGGGCGGCTGATTCCACTATCAAAACAATAGCTACTAGCGCTTATCTGTAAAGCGCTAGGAGCCAATTTAAAGGGAAAACCATGTACACCACTTTGGAAAACGCCCCCCAGGGAAGCGCCGCCTGGCACGCAGCGCGCGCGCAGCACTTTTGCGCATCGGAAGCCGCCGCTGCAATGGGGTTGTCGAAATACACGTCGCGCGATCAACTGCTGCGCCAGAAGGCCACCGGCCTGACGGAAGAAGTCAACCCAGCAAAGCAGCGTCTGTTTGACGCCGGCCACGAAGCCGAAGCGCTCGCCCGCCCCATCGCCGAAGGCATTGCAGGCACCGAGTTTTACCCCGTCGTCGCCACGCGTGAAGTCGATGGCCTGCCGCTGCTGGCCAGCTTCGACGGCATCGACCTGATGGACGAAGTGATCTGGGAAAACAAGCTGCTGAACCAGAAGCTGGTGCAGCAGGTGCAGGCGGGCGACCTGGATCCGCACTACTACCTGCAGTTGGAGCACCAGCTTCTGGTCAGCGGCGCGGCGCGCGCGCTGTTCACGACAAGCGACGGCACGCCAGAGGGCACGCACTCGCTGTGGTACGAGTCCAAGCCCGAGCGCCGGGCGCAGCTGATTGCCGGGTGGAAGCAGTTTCAGCAAGACCTGGCCGCGTACCAAGCCCCAGCGCCCAAGGCCGCCGCCGTGGTGGCCGACGCAATGGAGAGCCTGCCGGCGGTGTCGCTGCGCCTGGACGGCAAGCTCGCGGTTATCTCCAACCTGCCCGACTTCACCACCGCGCTGCGCGCCTTCATCAAGCGCATCCCGGCGAAGCCTGAAACCGACCAAGACTTCGCCAATGCCGAGAGCGCCTGCAAGGCCTTGAAACGTACCGAGGACGCGCTTACGGCCGGCGAAGATGCGGCGCTGGGTGAAATGGTGGACTTCGAGGCCATGCGCCGCCAGGTGCGTGACCTGAAAGACTTGGCGCGCACCACGCGGCTCGCCACAGAGAAGCTGGTGGCCGCACGCAAGGAGCAGATCCGCGGGGAGATTGTGGCCAGCGGCGTTGCGCGGTATCAGGCCCACATCGAGAGCCTGAATGCCAGCTTGGGCCGCAACTACATGCCCCGCTTGCCGGTGGACTTTGGCGGCGCGGTCAAGGGCAAACGCACGGTCGAGAGCCTGCGCGGCGCCGTGAACGACGAGCTGGCTCGCGCGAAGATTGCCGCCGGCGAAGTGGCCCAAAACATTCAGACGAACCTGAACCTGCTGCGCGAGAAGGCCGGCGCCCATGCCTTCCTGTTTGCCGACACGGCCACCATCGTGCTCAAGCAGCCCGACGACCTGAGCATGCTGGTGAAGGCCCGCATTGCCGAGCACGATGCTGCCGAGGTCAAGCGCCTGGAAGCTGAGCGCGAGAAGATCCGCGAGGAAGAGCAGGCCAAAGCTCAGCGCGAAGCCGAAGCCAAGGAGGCGCAGCGCAAAAAGGACGAGGAATACCTGGCCGGCGCAGAACAGCGTGAGCAGGCACGGCAAGCAGAAATTGCCTGGGCAGTCCTTGCTACTCGATCGGCTCGCGACGAAATTCCGACCACTCCAGAGGGTCTGCGAGGCGGCTATCAGCGACTTTGGGTAGCGCCGGAGGCGGGTGTGCAGGGTGTGGTCAGCGCCCACAAGTGCGACGGCAACCACGGCGGACCCATGTGCGCAGACCACGAGTGCTGGAACGGTGGCGAGCCACAGGACACCGGCGAGCGCGTGAACCTGACCGCCATCAACGAGCGCTTCGCCCCCATCCAACTGACGTCGGTGGGCCTCGCGCAGTTGGGCTTTGAGCCCGTGGCCACCGTGAAGGCATCCAAGCTGTACCGCGCCTGCGACCTGTCAGCCATGGCGGCGGCGCTTATCTCCCATCTGCACGCGCTTGAAGCCGTGCCAGCGTAAGCGCGTCATGGCCAAGACCTCTCAAACCAAACGGATTGCCCGCCTGGAAGGCATCGCCATCGGCGCCGGCTTCTTGCTCCAGCAACTCCAAGCCCGGTACGGGCTGGATTTCAGCATCGGCATGGAAGAACAAGTGCGTGACTGCATCCGGGACTGCCAGCAAATCGCCAAGGCGCAGGAGCAGCGCGCAGCAGCCAACAACCCGCAACCAAACAAGGACTGACATGGACAACAACATCACCCCACAGGCCACCGAAGCCGAAGAAGCCGCCCGCATCCCTATGGCGCCCGTCACGAGCAACCAAGTGGCGGCTGTCGGCCACTGCCCGGTCACCAACACCCTAGCGGTGAAGTTCGTCCACGGCAAGGGCGCGATCTACCACTACCCGAACGTGACGGAGGAGACGCACGCCAAGTTCGTGGCAGCCGAGTCCATCGGCAAGTTCTTCGGGCAGCACATCAAGCCGCTTCCGTTCAAGAAGTTTGCAGCGCCGAAGGCTCACCAATGAGCCGCGTGACAATTAACCTCACGGGCCAAGAGCCCGACGCTCCGGCAGCGCCACGCCCCGCATTCAAGCTCTCCGGCCTGGCCTCGATCAAGCACCTGAACGTCCGCAAGGAAGGCCCCGAGGACGAGAAGATCCTGGCGGTGGACGTGAAACTGGAATTCAAGATGGTGGACCGCCGCCTGTGCGCCTACTTCGACGATGCCCTGGAAGCGTTCTTGTGGCGCGGCGACACGCAGGCGCTCATCGTGCGCAACTTCTGGCTGACGCCCGTGGCCTACAGCAACGAAATCAGCGGCGCATTTGTGAAGATCGGTCTCCTGGAGTTCGCGGGCTGCGACGTGAAGAAGTTCAGCCTGCAGCCGGCAGACGGCGGTGTGATGACGCTGGCTTGCAGTGTGTCGCTGAACCCCAATTCGGCAGACGTGTCCGCGCTGGCCAGGCTGGTGCAGGACGAGGATCAGGTCAGTATCGAGGGGCCGCCAGATCTGTTCGATGCGGCGCCCACACCCGCCGAGCAATCTGCGCCAGCGCCGCATGACATATGCAGTGAAGGCCCGGACCCGCTCTACGACGAAGCCGTCAAGCTGGTGCGCGAGGGCGGTAAGCCCAGCATCAGCTACGTGCAGCGTCATCTGCGCATTGGGTACAACCGGGCGGCGAGGCTGCTGGAGGACATGGAGCAGGCGGGGGTTGTCGGCCCCATGGGAGCGGGTGGCGTGCGCGATGCGCTGGCGGATCTGCTGAAGGAAGTGGCATGAAAGAGCGCCCAATCCTTTTCAGCGTGCCGATGGTGCTCGCGCTGCTCGATGGCAGCAAGACACAGACGCGGCGGGTGGTGAAGCCGCAATTCGCTGCCGATGCAATCCCCGCCGAGATGGGAGCCACGAACGAACAAGGCCATCAAATTTCCGGCCACTCAGGCATGTGGTGGTGCGATGCCGAAGGCAACCATGAAAAGGCCATCCGCTGCCCCTACGGCCAGCCCGGCGACCGGCTGTGGGTGCGGGAGACATTTCGAGGCTGCCGCGCCTACGAAGTGCAAGGCTACCCACCGAAGGACTGGGGCAATAAGCCTATCTGGTTTGAGGCAGACGGCACACCTCCGGGTCGTCCAGAGCAATGGGCACTGCGCTCCCGCCCCAGCATCCACATGCCCCGCTGGGCCAGCCGCATCACGCTGGAAGTGACTGGCGTGCGCGTCGAGCGCCTGCAGGACATCACCCGTGGCGACGCCATGGCAGAAGGATGCCCATTCCCCAACATGGCACAAGGCGATGACCCGCGCAAGTGGTATGCCGAGCTTTGGGACAGGCTGAACGCCAAGGGCCGCCCAACACTGCCACATAACACCGCCAGCAAGCGCTATGCACGCGTCAAGCACTGGCTCGAGACCCACCCAGATACCAGCTCATGGGACGCGAACCCCTGGGTGTGGGTAGTCGAATTTCGGAGGGCGCCATGCTGACCCCTCAATTCCTGCTCCCCGTGCACGATGAAATCGTGGTAGACCTCTTCGCCGGCGGCGGCGGTGCCAGCACCGGCATTGAGCTGGCCATTGGCCGCGCGGTGGACGTGGCCGTCAACCACGACGCCGAGGCCGTCAGCCTGCACGAAGCCAACCACCCGCAAACCCGCCATTACTGCAGCGACGTGTTCGAGGTGGACCCGATCACCGTGACGGACGGCATGCCCGTGGGCCTGCTGTGGGCGTCGCCCGACTGCAAGCATTTTTCAAAAGCCAAGGGCGGCAAGCCCGTCAGCAAGAAAATACGCTCGCTGGCCTGGGTGGTCATCAAGTGGGCCAAGGCCGTGCGACCGCGCATCATTTGCCTGGAAAACGTCGAGGAATTCCAGACCTGGGGCCCGCTCGCCGAAGACGGCCGCCCATGCCCGCTGCGCAAGGGCGACACATTCCGTGCCTGGAAGCGGCAACTGCAGGAGCTGGGCTACACCGTCGAGCACCGCGAGCTGCGCGCCTGCGACTACGGCGCGCCCACCATCCGCAAGCGCCTGTTCCTGGTGGCGCGCTGCGACGGCGGAGCAATAGTTTGGCCCACGCCCACACACGCGCAGCCCGACAAGCGCGGCAAGGTGCCGGCTGGCATGAAGCCCTGGCGCACTGCGGCGGACTGCATCGACTGGAGCATCCCCGCGCCCAGCATCTTCGAGCGCAAAAAGCCGCTGGCCGATGCAACTTGCCGGCGCATTGCCAAGGGGGTGATGCGGTACGTGGTCAACGCGGCTGAGCCGTTCATCGTGAACACCGCCAACAGCAAGACCACAGGCAGAGGGCCCAACGTCTGGCAAGCCACCGAGCCGCTGCGCACCATCACTTCATCGCCCGGTTTTGCGCTGGTTTCCGCCTTTTTGGCAAAGCACTACACCGGAGTTGTGGGCAGCAGCCTGAATGCACCGCTGGGCACGGCTACCACGGTGGACCATCACAGCCTGGTGACGGCCAATCTGGTGCATTACCACGCCGACAAAAGGCCGCATGACGTTCGAGCAAGCGACCTGCGCGAGCCGATCAAGACGCAGACCACCGAAAACCGCCACGCGCTGGTCACCGCCAACCTGGTGCACATGGGCCACGGCGAAGGCCAATGCGGCACCAAGCGTTTCAGCCACGGCATCCGCGATGTCGAGCAGCCGCTCAACACCATCACTGCCCAAGGCGCCGCAGCTGGCCTGGTCACCAGCCACATGGTCAAGCTGCGCGGCGACAACGTGGGCGCGGCGACCAATGAGCCGGTGCACACCGTCAGCGCCCAGGGCCTGCACCACGGCGAAGTGCGCGCCTTCTTGGTCAAGTATTACAGCACCGACCAAGACCCCGCCCTGCGCGAGCCCCTGCACACCGTCACTACCAAAGACCGCTTCGGCTTGGTGACGATCAAGGGCGAGCCCTACGCCATCGTGGACATCGGCCTGCGCATGCTCGCCCCGCGCGAGCTGTACCGCGCCCAGGGCTTCCCCGAAAGCTACCGCATCGACCGCGGCGCAGCCGGCGAGCCCATCACCAAAACCGCCCAGGTGCGCATGTGCGGGAATAGCGTGTGCCCACCGCTGGCGCGGGCGCTGGTGGCGGCGAACTACGTCGAAGTGCGCGTGAAAGAAAGAGCTGCAGCATGACCCACACAAAAGCATTCAAAGGCACGCCGCTCGAAATCGGCGCGCAGGTTTTCAACGAAATGTGCATGCCGGTGGTGCGCAGCGCATCCAACCAAGGCGCCACGCCGCAAGCACTGACCAAGCTGTACGCCGGATTTGTCAGCGCATGCCTCGGCTCCATGGCCGCCGACTTCGGCCAGGACTTGGCTGCCGATGTGGCGCAGGTACTTGTCGACAGCTTCAAAACGACCGACCTTGGCACAGGAGCAAAAACACAATGACCCACGGCCGCCACCCCCGCCGCGCGCGCCCCATCAACGCCAACCCCTTCGGCGCCGCGCTGCGCAAGGCCGCGCGCCTGACCAGCGCGGAAATCGCCGACACCATGGCGCCCAACCGCTTGTGCCAGACGCGCCTGCGCGAAGGCGCCGCAAGCGAAGACCAGCACGCCGTGCTCTACACCGCCGTCAAGATAGGCCTGGGCATCGAGCAAACCGGCATCGTGTGCGGCCTGCGCGCCATCTTCGAAGACGCCGAGCAGGCCCTGGCCAGCATCCGCGAACGCGCGACCAAGGGCGGCGCCTGGCGTGCCACAGCGCTGCACCACCACGAACTCGAAGCCGTGCGCCTGGCGCTCGATTGGCACGAATTCCAGCTGCGCCAGGTCAGCGCTGGAGAGCTGCACGCCGTGGCAAAAAAGCTGATCGCGCGCACGCAAAGCAGCGGCGGGAGCTTTGTGCGGCGCGCGCTGGAAGGAATAAATTAATAGCAACAAACGCTTACTGGATAAGCGCTAGAAGCCAATTTTTAGGATAAATCATGAGCACAACAGAAGTAAAAGGCATACAGCGCGACGACACGGTGCACGGTGAAATCTATTTCACCGCTGCAGACATGGCAACAGCAGCGGCGCAGGGGTTCAGGGATGGGCAGGCGGCACAGGCTGTAGTAGCAGCGGGGTGGATGAATCTTCCCGGCCCTTTGCCAGAGCACGGAAATCCCGTGCTGCTGGACATCGGCAAGAAATACCCGATTCGCGCAATGTGGGCCGCGAAGCACACCGTCCAAGCTGCTGATGACGACACCGAATGGGGAGATTACGTTGAAGCTGATGACATGTACTACTGCCCGGAAGGGTGGTACGAATGGAACCTGCACGAAGAATGCCACTGGGCAGTGAGCGAAACGCCGCGTGCATGGTGCGAATTGCCCGCGCCCCTCCCCCCTGCTCCATCTACTGAGGGAGAGAGTAATGGGTGATCTAACAGACCGCCTGCGCTGTTTTGACAGGCAGACATGCACGGAAGCCGCAGAGCGGATTGAGACGCTTGAGGCAGAGCTTGCAGCAATGCGGGCGGGAGGGGAGCCGGTGGCGGAAATGGTTCCTTATCACACGCCATCTGGAAAAAGGGTGGCCGTTATTTCCAGGTTCCAGCATTTGCCTATCGGCACCAAGCTCTACACCCACCCCCAGCCAGCCGCACAGGATGCGGAGCGCATCCAAGCGCTGGAACTGGAAGTGCGGCAGTTGACTGAGAAGGTTGCGGAGCTGCGGGATGGCGGGGCCTATTCGCTGCCGGAGTGGCTTGAGGTGATGCATGCATCGGAAATACGGGGAATCTGGAATGACTGCAAACGCGATGGGTTGCACTACGTTGCGTTCGCTTGGCGAATAGAGCGCCTAGGATGGCAAAGACTGCTTGATGCGCTGCGCTCATCCCGCGGGAAAGCACCAGCACAGCAGCCCGCCCCATCGGCTGCGCCAGCGGTGGTAAGTGAACGCGAGTTCAAGCAGTTCCTGTCAGACGTGATGACCGCCGCAGGACTGGTGACGCATGGGAAGCAATGCAAAGACCTTGGCTCCCGACTCGGCGCTATGTGCGTGCGACTGCGCTCCCCCACGCCCCAGGCAGACAGCCAGCCAGCGCCAGCCAACACAAGGCAGATCGCAGAGTGTTACGGCGATTGCCCGGAGGACCCAAAGACATGCGCCAACCCATGCAAATTTGAAGGCCGCGCAGCCCGTGCCCAGGCAGACAGCGTGCTGGAGGATGCGGCGCGGTTGGAGCGCGAGCGAATCTGTGCTGCTATCAAGGCCGAGGATGACTACTGCGTCGAGCACGGTGACTACATGCTCGATTCCGACGACTGCATCAAGATCGTGCGCGCCAAGTGGGTGCGCCCTGACTACTCTGTAGATGCAGCCCGCAAGCAAGGAGCAAACCATGACTGAGCCGACAGAACTGCTGCCTTGCCCGTTTTGCGGCAGTGACAACATCGGGCACTACGAAGTGGAAGATCGCGATAACCACTCATTTGAGTGCCACGATTGCCTAGCTGGAAGCGCGTGCAAGAGCACGTACAACGAAGCCCTTGCAGCGTGGAACCGCCGCACTGCTCCGCCAGCAGTGGCGGGAGAGCTCGTGGCGCCGGACTTCTACACTGCCTGCGGTTGGCATGATGGCGGGGGTGTAGGTGGGTGGATCGCCCTGCCAGGCTACAGCAATGAAACCGAGCACGGTGTGAAGCATTTGGTGCTGGATGCCGCTCGCAAGGAAGGCTACAAAGGTACGGCCGCCGGGCGATTGCTTGAGCTGGGGTGGGAAATCCGACCTGTGTACCTAACCCCGCAGCCCACCCAGGCGCAGGAAGCACCTCAATCTGGAGCGAAGTCTTTCCAAACGTACGCCGAGGCAAACGCGTACTCAAGGGGCTACTACGCGGGCAAGAAGGCCGCAACACAGGCGCAGGCCGGGGCGGTGCCGCTGACGGATGCGGTGGCGCGAAATCTCGTGTGGAGCATCGAGTCCGCATGGAATCGCTCCGATGACGTCAATGAAGACGATGCAGTCGAATTGATCCGGGCCACCGAAGCCGCCCACGGCATCAAAGGAGGCCCGCATGCTGAGTGATGACTACCTGTGGAAGCAATCGGAGAAAACAATGATTGGCGGCAGTATTCACATTATCAGGTTTGCACGCGCCATCGAGGCTGAAGTCCGCGCACAAGACGAGGCGCTGATTCGGCAGCTTGTGGATGCGCTGGATGGATCAATCGCCATAACGATGATCAAGATTGATCTGCGGAATGCGGCCCTCACCGCCGCTCGTGCGCGGCTGGAGATCAAGCCATGAACCGCCGCGCCATCAGCAACCGCCACGCCCTCGTGGCAAGCCTCTCTGAACAACACCAAGTCAAGGCCATAGAAGGCGCCGGCGGCTTTGAAGCACCAGATAAGCCAAACAGAGAACTGCGCCGTCGCATGGATCGCGAAGCGCGGCGCACAGCAAAGAAAGGCCGGCCATGAGCGAACTACTCACCGACGAAGAAGTTGCGGCCCTGCTCGATTGCGAAGCAAGCACTGTGCAGGAGTTGGTGCGCACCAACAAGCTGCCAGCGGCAAAGTTCGGGCGTTCCTGGCGGTTCCACCGCGACACGCTTATGGAAGCCATCAAGCAGAAGACGATGGAAAACATGATTGCGCCGGCACCAAGGCTTCTCAATCAACAGAAGCCCGCTCAACTCAGAAAGATAGAAGTGAAGTTGCCGCCCGTTCTCCCCCGCCTAGGCCAATCGTGAGGCCAGATCAGACCCCCGCAGCGATGCGTAGCGCAGCATCATGCGGGTGTCGGTCCATCCCATAATCTTGCAAACATCAATCTCCGAGAACACCCACCCAGAGGCGTTGCGCAATTCCACCCAGCGGCAGGTAGCCTCATGCCGCAGATCATGTTCCGTGAAGTCCGGCACATCGGCATAGGAAAACAACGTGCGAAACCGTGCCGTCAGCCGGCCGGATGCTCTATCCCGATCGGCGACATCACCAGACCAGAACGGGAACACCAGCCCCACACGGCCATCGCACCAAGCGCGCAGGCGCTCGCGCAGCGCAGGCTTGAGCGGCACCACGCGCGGTTTGATGGCGCCCCGGTGGCCCTTGCTGCCCTCCACATTCATGACGCCCTGCGCAAAATCAATCGAGGCCACGCGCAGCCGGTAGCACTCCGACAGCCGCAAGCCCGTGTCCACGATGAACGCGTACAACAGAGCGAATGCCGGGTCAGTCGGGTACGCCCGCTCGCGGTCGTCCCGCTTTTCGCCAGCCAGCACCACCAGCACGCGCGCATGCTCGTCGGGCGACAGCCTTCGGTTGCGCACCACATCTCGCTTTGCCGCGGCCCCGGTGGCCACGTCCGCCTCGGTATAAGTGCTGTAGCCACGCGGCAGCAGGCGCAGCGGGTTTGCATGCGGGTGCTGGCCCGGATCCGTAGTGCGGCGAATGTGCCAATCGAGCACGCGCGCCAGTGAACCAATGCGCTTGCGAATCGTGCCCGGCGAAAGGTTGCGCTCGCGTTTTAGCCTGCGCACGTATTCGTCGGCCCAGGTGAACGTAACCCCCGACACGCGCACGCCAACCACCTCGCCGCACAACACCGTCAGCACCTCACGGTCAGACGGCGCCGGGGCCGCATCGCGCTCAAATTCACCAATGACATGCACCAGCATGTGGTCATCCTGCTTTTTCTCTGGCACGGCCAGCATTTCAGCGGGAACGATGCCGCGAGACAACAGAGCTTTAAGCTGCTCGCCGTAGGCGCGCGCTTCTGGTTCTGTGTCGAATGTGAAAAAGAATGGCTTGGGAAGAAGCGCGTGCTTTACCCGAAGCTGGAAGCGCTGCCCGCGCTGCTGGACGTTGATGGCCATCGCGCCACTGTAACCCGACTAACCGCCCAGCACGATCCGATGAAGAGTAGCAGCGCTACCAAAATGAGGTAGCAGCGAGCCGGTTTGAGCGGTATTTGAGCCGGTTTGCTATCTAGTAAGCTATTTACTTGATAGCGCCGAATGCTTGCTGCATAAGGCTTTTATCTGGAGGCGCGGCGCGGAGTCGAACCGCGCTAACCGGATTTGCAA